CTATTTTGACGGCTTCGCGATGGCGCCAATGCGACGGTAAACGCGCTCAGTGATGTCGCCCTTGGTGTGGCCCAGAAGCAGGCTGGCATCACCGACGTCGAGAATTTCAGATGCTGCCTTTGGCCTGATGTCACGGAATTGGAAGCTGCCAATTTTTTCGGCCAGGTGAACGTCGCCTTTCTCTTCAGCGTCTTTCTTGGCCTTTTCCCGAGCCTTGTCCCACCGATCGCGAAGCATCTTCGCGGTCATGCGCTTACCACGTGCGCTAACGATCAGATAGCTGCAAATGTGCTGAGCATTGCGCTCGGCCATTTTCGCGATCAGCAGCCCCAAGCTGTTCGCCTCGTCGCCGTCAGTCATCTGGATACGTAGCTTCTTGTGTGTCTTGTTCTGCTGCACGCCCAAATATTTCCCCTCGACATCATCCTTCCTCATGACCAGAACATCTGCCGGCCGTTGCCCGGTCAGATAAGCCAGGTCCATCGCGTCTTTCAGCTCTTGAGCTGCCTTCTTGTAGACAGCATCCCAAACCACATCATTCGCGTAATAGTCCCGCGGCGTTTCCTTGTTTTTGCGCACGCCCTGGCAAGGATTCTCCTTGGTCGTCAGCCCCCATTCCCGAGCGATATTGAAGACGTGGGAGAGGGTGGCGATCTCTCGGTTTGCTCGAACCTTTGCCGTCCGTGCATCCCGGTACCCGGCAATGGTGGCCGGGGTGATCGAGTCGATGGGGGCGCTGTCGAACATCGGTCGGAGCTGCTTGATCTCTGACAAGTTGTCCTTCTGGGTGCGCGGTGCTTTTTTTGAGACGATGTCACGGATGTACCGGTCGAAGATGCCCTTCATCGTGCGCAGGTCGAGCGGTTTTTCCTTGGCTTCAAGTTCTGCCCATTTGATCCTGGCCTTGTCCAGGTCTTTGCCCAGTGGGATCGCCTTGCCGGTCAGGTCCAGGTAGTAATAGGCGATCCAGTCCTTTCCGCTTTTCCTTGGCCGCGTCCATTGATACATACGGGGCGGCAAATTGCGTGTTTCGGCCTTGCGGGGTCGCATATCAGTTCACTCGCGAGAAGTCTGGCGTCCATGCCGGAGCTGCCGGCGGTGGGTTGGGGTCAACGATGGTTGGAGAAAGCATGCCCAGCTTCATGCGGGCGTACATCCGGCCAACTAACGGGCGCTTGCCCCGGCTTTCGATGAACACCCACTGGCGATCATTCAGCCAGCGTCGCTGGTAGGCCCGGGCCTTGTAGCCGGTGAGATCCGCCAGCTCTTCGTCCGAGAGAATTTCGGTTTCCATATTGATGCTCCATGCCGCGCGTGGCGGCAGAAGATGGGGAAGGGTTAGAGCAGTGCGCCTTGAGTTGGCGTGATCTCGGGTATGTTGTAGGTCCAGCGCGGTGGTGAGTTGCGCGATTCAATTCTGCTGCGCATTACCGATGCCCGGGCCTCCTTGGTCGGTGGCGAGTACGTGCCACGCCAAGCCTGATCGATGCCGATGTTCCGACCGATGTTGGTGCTGTCGGCGCTTGAGAGCGGAAGGTGGCCGAAGATTGCGGGGTCGAGCATTCGCAAGCCGTGAAGCTTGCACATTGGGCGGCCGTCATCATCGCAAACCACCCGCATAGCCTTTCCCATCTGCATCCACCAAGTAGCGCTGCCTGGCTGTGAAAAGTCGCCAGAACTGCCGATGCAGACTCTTGGCCACCCATTCGCCAATCGCTCCAAGCGTTCGAGGCTTTCGTGCATGTGCCAAACAGGCGCACCAAACCATCGAGGCAGCGGCCATTCTTCGAGCAATGCGTCATTGGCCTTTTCGTCACCATCAATCACATCGGGTATCACCGCGAAGTCGCACGCCGGAATCAGCTTGGCGTCCGCCGCCCAGCGGTAGAACGGTTGCCAGTCGGTGACGGGTTTGCCTTGTTTCCAGGCGGAGAACGCCCCGTTGTCGACGGCAAACGACTGGCAAACTTGGGCCGCCAGTGCGAGTTGCCGGGGATCACTAAAACTTACAAAGGCGTGGCCTCCGCCAATCGCCGCGGCTGCCGCTGTTTCTGGGGTAATCGGCAAGCCGTGATAATGGATCATCCTCTGAGCCTCACTGTTTCGATCTCGACGCCCTGGTGCGTGGCGATGATTGTTTGATCGCCGCCGATGTTCTCGGCCAGGCGATCGGCGATCTGTTCATGCCAGCCTTTCTTGATGACCGCTGTTGCGGCCTTGATGTGCTCGACGCGGATCATCGTCGGCGACTGAACTTCCATCCGGTAGATGATCAATTCACCGTCAGACGGGCAAACGGCTGCGAAGGTGTGTCGGTAGATATTCATCACCGCGGCCCCTTGTAGCAGTACACGTAGACGAACCAGGCGAGGGCGATCATGGCGTCACCCTGGATGTGTTGATTTCATCGAGAAACGCCTGAGGCAGCTTCGCGACAAACTTCCCCTCCGACCACGACAGCGGCTCAGACCGGCGGATCATCTCGTTCAGCAGGTCGAACGCCGCCACCAACTGCTCATCACGAATCTCACCGTCCTCCGGCAAGCCATCACAGAAGACGTCCGACGGATCGATCTCGTGGGGCATGTTCGGCTCGCAGATGCAAAGCTGCAGGTCGGCCAGGTCGATATCGCTATCGATGATGTAGTCGCGAAGGCTATCTTCATCGAAGAAGTACTCGTCGCCGTCGAAGATAACCAGCGGCTCACCGGCCCATTCCTTGACTGGCATTGCTGCGAACTTCGCTTGGCGACTGTCCGCGTAGCACTGCTCACACCAGCGGCGCACTTCGAAGATTGGGTGATCTGGATTCTTCTCGCAGCGGCGATGAGTGGAGCCGCAATACCGGGCCATGTGCTCATCATTTCCCCAGAAGCGACCGTCGGCGCCGACCCAGCCGGTGACGGTTTGAATGCTGGCCGCTTCCGGGGATTCGTACATCACAACCTTTTCTTCAGGCATGACTGTTCCTTTGCCGCTATAGCGGCTGACTTAAAAGATGCAGGGGTTAGGTGTGTGTTGAATTTATAAGGTGCGACGCTGTAATATGCTCAATGTCAATAGCTTTGCTGGTTTTGTGCTTTGGGCTGTAGCGATAATTTTTTGGTGGATAACTTTTAGAGAAAATCATGGATAGTTATTTATCGCAGTGGTTTATTGATGCCTCGTCTGTCTGCTCTGTAGTTGGTCTGGTTCTGACATATGCGGTTTGGCTTAAGACCAAAAAAATAAAGCAAGATTTAATATCGAGAACTAGACTTCCAAAAGTAAGCAGGGATCTTAGTTTGCAAGTTTCAGCATATATTGAGTCTGTAGAGTTGTGGCGTTCGGGAGCAAGCTCCAACGCTAATAATGTTGCGCTAAAACTTGGCACTATTAAAGGGATGCTTCATAACGCTAAATATCACGTATCATCTGACGAGTTGAGGGCTGTGGATAAGTTGCTGACGCAACTGAGCAGAAAACGATTTTTGTTGTTTGTAATTCCATGGTCAAAACTTACGCTGGATGAGGCAGAAGGTATCTCTGTTGAACTTAATCATCTGGCATCTGTCTTGCAACAAAGAGTATACGATTTGAGGGTTCCGGTATGAGTGCGCATGATAGAGTAAATCAGCTGGTTATGCAGCTTCTTCGTGATACTAATGCAGGTAGTGTTAATTGGCGATCAGGTGAAGCGCCAGAGTATTTTAATTATGCAACTAATGATGTGATTTCGGAATATTACACTGCTCAGTACTTTGATGTTGAGGTTGCTGTTTATGAGGCCAGATATAAATATTATCATGATGAAGATACTTATACGTGGTCGGCAGATGCAAGGTTTGCGATTATGAGGAATGGATCAGTTGTTCACGATCAAAGGCATTCTTCCCCCGCGCTGTTTAATCTTTTGATTTCCGTTCGAGGGGCGGCGGGCGGCCTAAACTCGATTTTGGATAATCTTTTGTCTCCACGTTAGTTGCCTATGCTATGACGGAATTGCCAAAGCAAAAAAGCTGAGGCAAATCCCCTTCATGAAACCTCCCTCGGCATGTAGGTCAGGGTGCCGTCGAGGATTACCGATTTGATCGCTTCGAACTCCCAGCAGTAATACTGGCTGTCGACGTAGACCCGCATGCCATCACGGTAGTCGTGTTTCTTACGGGCAATGAAGGCCTGGGCCGCGTCGTAGGTGAAGTGGGCGTTGACGTATTCCCAGCGGTCATCCCAGCCGGTGACGGTGTGTTCTGGCAGTTCACCGAGCACGTACCACTGATCGTTTTCACTGGCTTTCATGAACTGGCATTCCGACCAGCCCTGCATGCACTTGTTGAGTTCGGTCTTCTCGCCACGTGAACACTGCTTCCAGTATTCGGCAATGGAATAGGCGGCCGACTCACCACTGTCCCAGTACACCAGATGCTTGTCGGTGTAGTCCATGTCCAGGCCGTAGACGATCTTCCTACATTCCACCTTGAAGATCGCCGCGGAGGTGCAGTGGTCATGGACCCGTGGACCTTTGACGTCATGCCGCAGGCGCGTCACAAAGTCGGTCCAGGTCGCTGTGTCGAGAGCATGGCCGGTGGCCAGGCTCGGTGTCGGCTCAGCGATTTTGTTTTCTATGGGCATTGATATACCTCGCCTGTTGGCAAAAATCGAATAGTTAGACTATCGCTTACTTAGCCCAGCGATTGACGCTGGATTTGGAGGTGTTTATGGGTGGCTCGAAGCGCTTGATGGAAGAGATAGAGTCTAAGCACAACGCGGCGAGAGCTATCGCCATAGAAGCCGGTGTTATAGATGAGTGTGAGCACCATGAAGGTTCATACTCAGTGGGCGGAGAAGACATTGAGGAAGCCTATAAGATCGGGAGTTCAATGCTAAAATCCGGCGAGCTCCAAGGCTTCGAAAGTCAGCGTGCGCTGACTGATGCGATCAAGGCGGTCGTTGATGAGATCGGTCTGGATGAATGCGCTGAGTGTGAATCGCATCGATACGAATAATGGTTACATGACCAAATTACCTATTAGGCTGCTACGGCTTCCTGCCTAACTGTGCGCCACGGGTCGTTGGCCCGGGCCAGCGCTGCCATCGGTGGAGGACTGACGCTGTTCCCGCACATGTGCACTTGCTGGGTTTTGGTGAACGGTTTTCCGTCGGCGCCGTGGCTGATGATGTAGTCGGCGGGGAATCCCTGAGCCTTGTACAGCTCGGCGGGTTGCAGCATTCGAAGACAGATATCGACGATCACGTACGGCGTACCCTTGATGGTAACGGTGACTAGGCCAAGTCGGTCTTTGGTGGTGATAGTCGGTGCTGGTTCGCCGGCGGCACTCACGTTCTCGGTGCCGTAATAGCTGATCAGGAAGGCCGCGACACGCAGTGCCCCGGCTTCAACCTCTGGTGAAAGCTGAAACTCGACCAATGAACTCTTTCCACCGCCACCGGCTGTGATGGTTGGCGCGGGCTCATCCACGGCCTGGCCAACGCTGGCACCGAACTGGCGCTCCATGAAGGCGGTGACCAGACCGTGGTGAGTGCCTCCGGCGCTGATGGTGTGCAGCGGGTCTGCTGTGTCCCGCGCATCGCAGTTGCCGCGCAGATGCACCAGGTTGGCGGTCACCAGCTGCTGCTGGCTGCCGGTGTTGGTTACCGTGGTCATCGGGGCTTCAATGCTCTTGGCGTCGGTGGCGTTGAAGCCACCGTTCATCTGGGCCATGAACACCGTTGAGATCCCCATTGCGTGCGCCGCACCGGCGGGGCGCTGGTAGTTGCCGCCGCTAGTAATGGTCGGAAGAGGCTCGTCGAGCGCCTTGCCTTCATCGGCAAATCGAAACTTCACCAGGTGCGCCGCGGCGAGGGCGGGCTTCACGCCCCCAGCGACGACTGTGCCGAGCGGTTGATCCAGTCTAGGCACTCGCGGCTCTTGGCCAGCACGTTCGCCATAACCGGTTTGAATCAGGGTAGGGCTGATCAGCGTCAGTTCGCCGCGGTTGGCGCAGGTCACCGTCGGCAGCGGCGCGTGCGGGTCGTTTATCCGGTCGCTGCCCTGATGTGTGGCTGGCGCGATGATCGGGCTGGCAATGGCAAACGATCCGCCACGCGGCCAGGAGGTAACGGTGCGTAGCGGGTCGTGCGCTGACTGAACACTTTCACCGGACCAGTTCGCGATCGGCACAATAAACGGGTCAGCCGCATCGATGACGAACTTCTTCATACCCTTGGCGATTCGCCGTAGGGTGGCAGGGGCCAGCGGCTTTGGCCGGTCGAAGATACTTTTGCTCGGGATCGTCCAGTCGATGCACTCCGCGGCGGTGCGCCACTTCTGCTGGCCTTTAACTGGATTCTTCGCGTGGGTCGGCGCTGGCCAGGCAATGGGCTCACCGTCGCAGCGGGCGATCATGAACAGCCGTTCGCGGCTGGTTGGCGCGCCAAAGTCGCAGGCTTTAAGGACGCGCCACTCGACGACATAGCCCAGGTGCTGCAGCTCGGCGACGAACGTGGCCCAAGTCTGGCCGCGGCGCTTCGGGTCAGGCACCAGGAATTGCTGGTGGACCGGGACTTCTTCGCCCGGCTCAGCGATGCTGCCGCCCAGCTTCATTACTAGGCCGGTCGCCTTGCAGCGCTTGGCGATCAGCGGCCCCCACTGGAGGATCTGCTTCACGTTCTCCAAGCTGATGACGCGGGGCTTCTTCTTGCCGGCCCACTTCAGGCCGATCCACGACAGATTGCGAATCTCACGCTTACGCGGCTGACCGCCAGCGGCCTGGCTGTGGTGCGTGCAGTCCGGTGACATGTGGAACCAGCCAACGGCCTTGCCGCCGCACTCCGTATCCGGATCACCGTCGAACACGTCGGTGGTGTAGTGCACGGCGCCCGGGTGATTGACGGCGTGCATGCTGATCGCTTGAGGGCTGTGGTTCTTCGCGACGTTTACTGCGCGACCCAGGCCCACTTCCAGCCCGGTACCGGCGCCGCCACCACCACAGAAGAAGTCGACAACGATCTCATCGTCCTGAGTGTTGAAGCCAAGTCCGTATTGGGTTTTGAAATCGAAGGGGTGTTTCTTCTGTTGTGCGGACATGCGGGTTCCTCGCAGGTATATTGCGATCTGAATTTATGGGGGAACAGGGATGGGTTTTTTTTGTTTGTCGATTACAGATGTTGACTGGTCTTTAACAAAGGATGTTTTTTCCATTGTTGGAACTGTATTTGCAGCGCTAGGGGTAATAGCTGCTTCGTCTGTTGCGGTAATTGGTCTTGCAACATGGAAAAGGCAAATAAGAGGAGCTAATGACCATGAACTATCTCGGAGAATGCTTATAGAAATGTATAAGTTCAAAAAAGCATTTTACCAGGCACGAAGCCCAGCGATATATTCACACGAAGTAAGGGAGGAAGGAGATCCTGTTTTTACAACCAGTCCAACTGATCGATTTAAGCGTCAGCAGCTTGGTTTTAAACGTAGGATTGAAAATTTTAACAGGGAGTATACCGCTCTCTCCGTTTCAATGTTTGAGGCTGAGGCACTGTGGGGTAGGGACGTGGTTCGCTGCTTTCGTCGTATTGAATTGTTAAAGGATGAATATGAGGATTATGCCGGCTTGAGATTGCTGACAATAGACCCCGACGAACCTGCAGATGAAAGGCAAGACCATTTAGAGTTTTTCAATGCTAGACGAACAGTGTTACGAAGTAGGCTGGGCGCCGAAGACGCGTTCGGTGATGAAGTAGAATCCTCATTTCTTACGCTTGAGAAACTCCTGAAAACGAAACTGGTAGGGTAGTTTATTTCATGGAATCCGTTGCAACGAGGCAAAAAACTATCCGTTCACTGGCGTGATTCGTTGAAGTGGGGTATTTGTGTTCGGCTAGGCATAGGGCCTGGCTCAACTAAAAGGGGCTTAGCTTGAAAACCGTTATCAATTTGCTCAAGGATCCTGAGTTGCGTAGTGCGACCCTGGAACTAGTCGGAACCGTTATAGACATGGCCGTATCGAGCGCCATTACGTCTAGAGGTTCCGAGCGAGGTGATTTTGTCGACGGCGCAATGCCCTATGGCCTTCCAAAGAAAAATGGCAGCCACAATCACGCTTACAATATGGGGGAGGACAGAACTCCTGCCCAGAAAGCTGCAGACATCCGACGTCGAAAATCTTGATGCCTTTTCCGATCCATGCGCTGCAATTGATGCGTTGCTGCCCTCCGTGACCGGTGGTGGCAATTTGGATTTGGTTGGGGTATTACGGGTGACCGGCATGGAGTCGGCTCGAGGATACCGCCAGTGGCTAAAGTCAATAAGTACGGATTGTCACGCACTATTCCCGCTGACGTTCGAAGGAAGGTAAGACAACAATCTGGATACGGATGCGTTATATGTGGGATGGGGGTTATTCAATACGAGCATGTAGTTCCCGAGTATCATGAAGCAAAATTCCATGATCCGTTAGCTATAACGCTCTTATGCCCCTCTTGTCACAGCAAGGTAACGACAGGCTTCTATTCCAAGCAGAAAGTTTTGCAGGCCATGAAGTTGCCCGCTGCTAAGCAAACCGGATTTTCCAAAGACTTCTTTGATTTCTGCGGGCCCCATCCGTCTATAAAAATAGGTGGAATGACATTGGTTAGGTGCCATTCACCAGTCATTATTTATGACAGACCAATACTAAAAATTGAAAGCCCGAAGGAGCTTGGCGCACCGTTCTTGCTCAGTGGTATCTTCTGCGATAAGGAAGGAAAGCCTACGTTGGAAATCGTTGAGAACGAGTGGCGCGCTCATTCTGATTCTTGGGATGTTGAAGTTAGTGCTGGTGAAATTACGGTGAGGGACTCACCACGAAATATAGTGTTGAAACTTAAAGTTCTTCCTCCAGACGTCATCTTGGTCGAAACACTTAAAATGCGGTTTGGCTTCGTGGATATAAATATCAATGGTGAGACAATAAACCTCAAATCACCCATGTCTGATCTAACTCTTTCACATTGTCTGGCTGAAGATTGTAGAGTGGGTATTTCGATATACTCACTAATATCCACCCCCCAAATCTACCCGTCGTTACTTACGCGGTTGATACGGAATACTTACTCGATCACTTCATAACGGTTCGGCGACCTTAAGACCGTTCTGCCGACCCTGAGCGGCACACGCTTGACAGGCTCGTAAGCGGCACCGCCCTCCGTGACCGGATGCGCAGCCTGGGTGGTGGCAATTTGGTTTGCTTTGGGCTATTACGGGATGACCGGTATGGAGTCGAGGAGGAACGGCGAATGAAAAAAGTTGATCTGAGTGGCTTAGATCCAGATTTGGAGTCTGACGGCGAAAAAATGCATCGCTTCGCACGAATCGGAATCAGTGCGGTGCCGGTTGTGGGCGGCCCGCTGGTGGAAATATTCAACTCCGTTCTTGAAGCCCCCCTGAGCAAGCGCAGAGCCGGGACGATGATCCAGATCGGCGAAGTAATTAACGAGTTGATAGAGAGGAAGGTTGTAACGGAGGAGGGCCTACAAGAAAACGACGCCTTCATCAGCACAGTAGCCGAGGTCTGCGCCATATCGCTTCGAAACCATGAGTCAGAGAAGCTTGAGGCATTACGCAATGCGGTCAAAAACTCTGCTCTCCCGAGCTGCCCATCAGATGACTATCGTCAGTTGTTCTTGAATTTTGTTGATGTCTGCACCGTTACGCATATACGTTTACTTCATTTGTTCGCGGATCCCGAGGCGTGGGTAGCAAGGGAAGGCAAACAGTTCCCGTCTTCCTGGAGTATGGGCGGCATCGATCAAGTCATAGAATTTGCTTTGCCTGAACTCGAAGGACGCGAAAAAATTTATAAAGTGATCTGGAAGGACCTCTACCAGCGCGGGCTTATTAACACGGATAATTTAGGGATGACCATGAGCGCGCATGGAATGAAAGAAAGTAGAACCACGGAGATGGGCTCTGCTCTGATAAAGTTCTTGAGTTAGGATTGAATCGGCTCGACGATCTCGTCGCCCGAATCGCGCTTCAGTTCCACTAAGCTTTCTTTCCGAAACATCCGCGCCACGTTTTCGCTTATCTGCACTTTGTGGCGCGGACTTTCCATGGCTTGGTAGGAAAGGGTCGGTCCGAGCGCATGCGCGTTCAGAATCAGGTTCTGCACCGCCTCGTTGATTTCCGTGATGCCGTTCCAGGCCATCAACTCATCAAGCTTCTGCCGGATGCCGAGTCTGACTCGGTGCCGCAGTTCCTTCTCGTCGAACTGAATCCGTTTCTCGGCGGCCTTCGCCGATCGCTCTTGTCCACTCTTGGCCATGGCCTGCCTCCTCAATTCCACTGGCCGGCATCGCCAGCCAGGTTTGTCGTTTGCGTTGTTGGGTGCGAAAGCGTCTCACGCTGCTACCTTGACCTGATTCCAGGCTCCGACCGCTTCAAAAATCCGCGCTGCATGAGCTTCGTCGAGCGACAAAGATTCCGGGATAGCGATCCATCCAGAAGCCATCATCTGGCTTTGATTGGCTGAGTCGCGCAATTTTTGGTAGCAGTGCTCGATCACGTCTTCCAGATGGTCGGAGAGGTACACGCCGTCCGGCGCCACCTCTATCGACTTGCTGTAGCGATCGCCCCGAGCATCAATACATAGAGCGCTGAGGTAGATCGTCCAACGGTGGGGGATGCCGCACACGGCCTGGCCAATCTTCCCGGGAGCGATGTTCTTCAGCGACTTGTAGTTGATCATGCCCTGGTGACCGCTGGGGTCGATGTTCACCACCGCAACGTGGTTGGTGGCCAACAGTGAACGACACGATCGGTCGATGCGGGCCTTGAGGTTGTGCGGTTTGCGTTTGCTCATAGTGAGTCCGCCATTTTGCGAAGCGCCTGGCGCTCGGCCCAATTCAAGCCTTTGGGTTTGCGCTTGAGGATCGTTGCAGGGTCTATTTTTCGTGAGCGAGGAGGTGGCAGGGGATTGCGCGGCGGGCTTTTTAGTTGGGCGATCTGCCCGCCAGCCGCCAAATACTGGGCGATCCGGTCGTTGATTGATTCAGCACTCTGTCGCTGCTGTTCAATGAGGTTGAGGTGATTGCTGATCATGCAGCCAGTCCCAGTACCTTGTTCATGCGCTCGTCTAGGAGTTCGTAGAAGGTTTTGACTCGCTCGCTCAGCTTGCGAATCATCACCTCGTCCCGATAAGCGCGCTTGATGAACAGTGGCATCCCCGGCCAGTAACAGACAAAGTCGATCCACTCGCGCTCCGAAACCCAAAGTCCTCCCTGGCATTGCGGGATGTGCTCTTTGGGAATCTCGTCGCCAAGAATCACTTCGACCTGCAACTTTGGCAGTTTCGTTTTGATCTCGGTCAGGCCGTCGTCGGCAACGAGCGAGTCAGGCGAATAGCCGATCCCGTGGTTCAGGATGATTCCGACCCGAGAGGTTTTCACCTCTTCACGGTCCTCGTACAGGATCCGCGCTACACCTTCGAGTTCATGGCCGCGCTCGGTATGGCGGTTGCCGGTGAACGGGTCTGCCGCCTCGCCGGTGATGCGCTCACCAATCAAGGTGTTCATGTAGGTGAAGGCGCCTGCGCCGAATCCCGCTTCTCCCTTGCCGTTGACCAGCAAGCTGTCGAGCTCTGAGCAGGTGACAATGCCCAGGCGAAGCGCCAACCACTCAGGTGTGCCTTGTTGAATCTCGGTGATTATTTGCATGACTCACTCCTGAGGCCGGCTAGCTGCTTTTGTGATTCGCGCCGAAACGGCATCGAATTCGGATTTGAAGACGTTGGCCGCGCAGCCGTATTTGATGGCGAAGTTGTCCTGAAGTACCTGGCTGCATTTCTTCAGCAGTGCGTCGAGCTGGGCGGCCTGGTTGGCGGTAATCACTGGCTCTGCCGGCGGATCGGGCTTCTTATTCGCGCCCTGTCCATCGTCGTCTTCACCGGTCGTGGTGAAGTTGAGCAGGGCGCCAGCGGTGTAGCGCTTCCCGTAACTGACCGAACTGGCCACGGCCTGGACAGCGTTCTTGTTGCCACTGACGTCCGCCGGCAGAAAAATCGAAGTAACCTCGCGGTGTCCGGCGCGATGACTGAGAACGCCTTCGACTTCAACGCCCCCTTGAGTCCGCGGGATTCGGAACGACAGGCCAAACCCGTGCTTAGCGAGGACGGGTTTGATCTCCTCGTTGATGTCCTCCCACAGTGCATAGGTGGACTGCACGTTCTTGAATTTGTCCCGAATCGCACCGCGCTCATTGATTACCGGCAGCTCTTCCTGCATCTGGGCCAGCGCTTCGTCGTATTGCTGTTTCGCCTGCTGCGCCTGGTAGCGTTCATGCATCGCCATCAGGCGTTCCATCTTGTCGATGTCAGCGTCCGGCGACATGGCGACCTGCTGAATGATCGACATGATGGTGGCTGATTCGGTTTGTACGGCCGGCAAACGCTCGACCTTGTCTGTCACTGCAAGATTGCTCATGGCGACCTCAGTACTGAATTGAAATGGCGGGGATCAGGCGACTGGCAATCAGCGTGATTGCCTGCTTCGCGCACTCTTCGGTCATGCCGCCTTTTACGAAAGCTTCGAGCGCCTCCAGGTTGATCTTGCGGCGGTGTTCCTTGTCGGCTTCCCGGGCGGCGGTCTGGCGCAGGATCTCGTCGGCGGCTTCGTTCTGACGCTTGATCTCAGCTTGTCGGGCGTCTTCGGCTGCCTGTATGGCACGCTGTTCGACAGCGATACGTGCTTGCTCGGCGCGCTGTTCCGCCGCAAGGCGGTTGGCTTCTGCCTGCTCTGCGGCGAGTTGCGCCTGTTCGGCCTGAAGCTTGAGCTGGCGACGCTGGAGTTCCGCCGCTGCCTCTGCATCTGCAGCGGCCTTTTCAGCTGTGCGCTTGGCGTTGGCTGCGCTGTCGATCAGCTCCTGTTCCCGGCGGGCCGCAGCTTCTCGCTCAACCTGAGCGCGCTGCTCGGCTTCACGCAGAGTTCGTTCTTCGGCTTCCCGTGCGATACGACCCTCACGCTCTTGCTGTTCGCGCAGTTCATCTTCAGCGCGGCGGCGGGCAAGCTCTGCCTGATCGGCTTCGTATTGCCGGCGGGCGGTGAGGGCGGCGCGCAAGATGACAAGGGCTTTATCCTTGGCGCGGGCGGCTTCCGCCTCAAACTCTTCCCATCCGTCACCTAGGGCGATTGCCTCAAGCTGTGCGACCCGATCGGCCAGGCCTTCGGCGGTGATTCCGTCCAGGTCGATGGCTGTCAGCCTGATTTTCTCGATCGCAGAGTTGTGCTTGTCGATCCGCGCGTCATCGGCAGCCTGCCACTCGTTCAGAGGTCGGCGCACTTCTTCCTGCCAGGCCACCAAAGTGTCCCGAACGCGCTTGCGCTCGGCATCGATCTTTTTCGGCACTTCCTTTAGATCTGCCACCAACTTCTTGCCAACATCATCCAGCGCCGTCTTGGAGCGGGCGACCTTGTAAGCCATCGAGGCGATCGCATCACGACCTTTACGAGTGCTGATGTCTGGTGTGAAGCCGTCGATCTCGGTGCGGATCTGCTGCAGCCAAGGCTCAAGGCCTTTTTCTTTGCTGTAGACGGTGAGGGCGGTTTCTTGCGGCGGCACTGCGGCCAATTCGGTAGAAGCGGACACGAGCGAATCCTTGCCGCGACGTGCGCAGCGTTTGAAGTGATGAGCTATTGAGTGATTCGGTCAGCGAGGGCGCTGAGCAGCATTAGAAAGGCAAAGACGGTGAGGGCGGGGAGTGAGCCGCGCCAGATCAGCAGGCGCCGCGCCCGCTGGCGGCTGGTCACTGGAAGAACCTGTGAGCGACTTGCGGTGGCTGGCAGACACTGGATGCGTCTCGGATGACGTTGTAGGCCAGCACTACTACCACTAGGCCGGCGGCGAGCAGCCAGAAGATTGGTCTCATGGCCGGACCCTCACTGCGATCCGGCCGCCCTTCATGGTTGCTGCCAGGCGCTGTGGAAGATTCGCCACGTGCATTTCCCGCGGCTTGCGGATCACTTCATTGAAGGGGAGGCCAAAGCCCAGCAAGATCAATTTTGATTCGATCTCGTCGAGTTGTTCGTCAATCAGCGTTTTGACTGGTGATGTCGTCATCATGCCTCCTTGCGCTGCTGGCAAATGTTTCGCAGCCGTTTGCAGTAGTGGTTGAACTCGTCGATGGTGATTGCGCCGTCGGTGAAGAGGCGCGTGATCAGTTCCTGGACCAACAAGCTGATGTCTTCTTGGCCAATTGGAGTGGCAACGCCGTCGAGCGCCTGATCAATCAGGATGTGCGGGCTCACAGGTCATCGTCCTCAGCCTTGGCTATCAGCGCGTCATCGGCGAGCGGCTGTAGCAGTGCTTCTGCGATTTCGCCAAGCTTGCCCAGCGGGTGGTCGCTGTTGCCAAGCAGCTCGGTCACAGCGGTCTTGTCAGTGCTCCCAATCGCCGCCCTGATCAGCAGCCAACCCAGTGCCGGGGTATGCACTTCGCTATCGGCAAGGCGGTTGTTCACATACTCATCCACTGCCAGGGCGAACTCATCAGCGGTCACGCCTTGCGGAGCGTGCATGCGGCGTTGGAACGACACGCTGCAGCCGCGAAGAAGTTCTTCGGCTGCGTTGTAAAGCCATTCGGACCGAGCGTCCTCATGCGGGCTGTGGCTCACTGGAGGCGGCTTGCGGTGGTGTTTAGGCAAAGAACTATGGGGGGTGTTCATGATCGCCTCCAGATCGGCGAGATGGATTAGGGCGAGGGCCGCCCTGCATCCTTTTTAAACATATTGACCGTGAGGCCATTCAGGGTGATCCATCGGGTTTTAACCGGTGGTCGTCCAACAAAACTCGGCTGCACTCATCCGTTCCGCTGGTTGCCGTTGGGCGCGGAGGGGAGTGCATGCGGGTGGTGTCGGAGGGGAAGAGGTTGCCGGTTACGCTGTCCGGCTCCAGCGCTGACGTCGCGATAAACGACCTGGCCAACTGGACGATGGTGATGCAGGTGGGCGGTTATAGGCCGCAGTTTCGTCCGCATCCGTCTGCCCACTCAGTGAATGGGCAGAGGTGATGCTGTCAGTCGTTAATGCCGTAGCTGAATTCGTCTTCTTCGCAGTCCACCAGAATCTTGGAAGCGCCGAAATAGAGTGCAGCCAGAAGCTTCTCGAACTTCGTTCTGAATCGCAGCGTCTGGCCAATCTTCTCGTTATCGATCTTGGCTGCGTAGACGGTGCCGACTTCGCGGCCCTTTTCGTCACGATCCGTCCCGCGCTTGCTGAATGAGATATGGATGGCGTTATCCAGGCTGTACTCGTCACGCTCGCGGCTGCTGTAGAGCGAAGAGTCATCCTTGGGCTTCTTGTCGAAGTAGATGTGCAGGCCGCCATAATCGGATTCTTTGAAGCGTATATCCGGATGTTCCCAGCGCTCCTCGGCAGCGCTTTCCTTGTGATCCTCGATGAAAGCGTCCATGAGGTCTCGGAGACTGACCACATCCGGCATCTGATCCTTAGTTAGGACTTTGTCGATTGCCTCCTGTGCGCGGCGGACCATATCGGCCTCTACACCGCTTGTTTCCCACTTTTCTTTCAGCGCCTTGGCAATCAAGTCGTTGTAGCGCGTCAGTTCGAAAACAGTGGTCAGGTTGGCGGGTAGCGCCGACTTGATGGCCTCCTCAACCTGCTTGCTCAAGTCGCCGTAACGACCAAAGCAGTTGTCGATTACCTTGGTGAACATGATCTGCACATGCTCGTCGATTATGGCTTTCGGCTGATCACTTTCGGCAAAGGCAGTGACTCGCTCAGCCAGCAGCGCTTGAAGAGTTTGCTCGCTCATTTGGTGCTCCGTGCTTGTCGGTTGTTTTCCCAATGCACCCGTCACCAGGTGCATCAGTGAAAATTCCATGTTGCTCGCGCTTCCTACTGGGTCATTCGCCAGTTCGGTCAACACCTCGTCCGCCGTCGCAGTTCTGCGCGTTGGTAGCCTTTCGGGGCTATCGGATCGCCGGTCGCCAGTAGTGGCAGCGCGATTTTGTTCACCTGACTTTCTCTCGCCCCACAGGTGTGGCCGGGGCTGACCTCCCGGCGAATAGCCGGGTAATCGTGTATGGCGCAGGTTGTTAAAGAGCGGCGCGGCTTTTCGCTGCTGGGCCGATGTTGCGTTGGCTTGGATGCAAATATAGGTAAACCCATATTTAGAGTCAATGGGTATTCCCATATTTTTATTTTGACCGATAAAAAACCCGCTCGAAGGCGGGCTCATTTCAGGCTTCACAATACTCTCGCCACCCGATCCTTACCGCGCCGCTCTCTAGGCGCTCCATGCTTACACCGCTGGTCTCTTCAATCTCCTGAAGGACTTGCTGCCATGCTTCAGCGGGTTCTGCTTCGAGTCTGGTCACGGTTATGGCTTGAACCTTCTGAACGCCAGGCGCAGCTATCAGGCGCTGGATGCGCCGACCAACCAATTCATATGAGTCTCTGGTTTGTGATGCGGGTGACGCGATTTTTGACATAGGAAGCTCCTTGCTAATAACTGTATGTATATACAGTATTGTTCCTGCCATATTTTGGCAAGAGAGATGTTCTATCTGGTGCGGGGTAGGGGGGCTTCTTCTCCGGGCACAAAAAAGCCCGCGCTTGGCGGGCTTGGGTCTCAGAACAACTTTACTCGGTCACTATCACTTTCACTTCTTCACCGTCGGCAACTGAGATTTCGCGAAGCAAGAATCCGCCTTGTTCAGCTAGGCCATATTTGGTTGGAGCCTCCCAGACAACGTTGCCTCCTATGTAGTACTTTCCAGCAGGAACACGCTTATATGAGAAATTTCCCGAGCCGTCAGCCTGGGTTCTTCGGGTGTATTCTCGAACTCTTGGATCAGCTTCTTCAAGGGGTTGCTTCGCTTTCACTGCTCGATATAGCACTGCGCTATAGCTAGTGGCGGGAATCAGTAGGATTTCACTACCGGCACCGTACTTCACATCACCACCCCGAGTTCTGAGAAATAACTGTCCCTGAATCACGCTGGTGCCGTCTTTTGCGAGGGCCTCGTACTCGCTTGCTGGGAACTCACCAAATGCGATTGTGTTCTGAGCACAGCTGGCGAGTAGGGCGGTAGCGAACAGTATCGCCAAGCGGCTTTTATGATTCATGGCATCCCTCCAAAATTGGGTGAACGACTCGTATTGCCATCATCGGTGGCACCCGTTCAGTCGCTTGCATCAGGCTTTTCCTCGTCTTCCGGCTCCCATCTGCCTATCAGCCCAGCCACCGCCTCAGCTATGCAAATTGTGTTTTCGGATAGCACGACTAGGTGGTCATCGATCCGGCCAGATACGGGCCGCAAAGCCGCGCTAATTAATCCAAAATGCCGATCTCTCAATCGCGAATCCGAGGGTTATGACGCTCTGATTGATTCGATGGAGCAGGGGGGTGTTTGGCATGGCTTATTCTTCCATTGACAGAGGAAAGCGTAGTCCAGGATCTAAAGCTGGCACACCGTTAACAAATTCAAGGCAGAAAAAAGCCCGCGCTTGTCGGGCTCATATTCTGTTGTGCATACCGGGAGACAGCCTCCTTGATCAGTCCGGTCCTTGAGCCTTGAGCCTGGCCAGGCCCTGTTTGATATGCCCGGTGTTCTCGCGGATCGTATCCAGAGCGCCGCGGACGTTACCGCCTATCTCGATCGCGCCTTGACTCTCAACCAGTAGAGTCAGCTCCATAATGGCAGCCTCTAAAGCGTGTTGATTTTCGTGCATACGATCAAGTACATCGGGGAGGGAGTATTCGGTGCTGGACATAGCTTCGATTCCATTCGAGGGAGCTGAAAGCGTAGCAGTGGGGCAGGGAATGAAAAAGCCCGGCGCTAGGCCGGGCTCTCATTACTGCAGGGTAGGGGGGATACCCTTCCTTATCTGCCTGAGAATCTCGCCGTTGTCTTCGGCATAACTGATCACGCGAACATGCTCAAATGCCTCCAACTCTTTAGCGATCTCTCTGTAAGCCTTCAGCAATTTCGGCATTCCAGACTCTGGGGGCCCAGCAATAAACAATGTGTCGTCTGCAAGCTGTCCCGCTGCACTGAGCCTTCTCACCTTCGAAATCCACGCATCGCCATGCTCGAGAATCTTCGATGGCTCATCGTGACCAAGATGAATTGGTTTAATGGCCTGCACTGGCGCTTGGTTCTCACAAAGCACGAAAGGAAACTTCACGGGGTATTCAATTGTGCCTAGCTTTCTGTCGCTATACCGCTGACGCAAATTCGAATCAGTGAGAAGTCGTCCTAACTGCTTTTCAAGCACGGTTTCCTGATATTCCTTTGTTGCGAAGCTGTGATTGACGTAGTGATCAAACAGCGTCTTCAGGGCTGTGTCCGTGTTATCTGCCGCCATGGTTCCAGGATCACTAAAACGCATCATCGTTTCGCGAGGATGGATTAGGTGCTGGAAGGTACTAAGCAAAACCGAGATATCGCTCCGGTTCTGAGTGAAAAATCCACTCAACCTTGCCAATTCCGCATCGATCTCACGGCGAGCTCTTCTAAAAATCTTTGAGTCGAGGCTAGGAAAGAAGTTGGTAACTCTCTGCCTCTTTTGCTCGATTTTGAAGCGAAAGTCGCCATTATTGGCAATCAGAACGATGCCAATATTTACGAATTCGCCTGTTTCTGGGTAAGGCAAGAACCTCAAAATTGAGTAGTTACAAATGTATTTCATAGTGGCCCCCAGAACCGCTCTTCCCTGAACACTTCTAGAATTTCGAGGCGGTCAGCCAGTGTAGGCTCGGTCAAATCGATCTGGTCTTGATCGCGATAGATCCAGTCCTCCGGCAAGAGGCCGGTGATCGTACCCCAGTTCGACACAGCTTCGTGAAGCATTTGTGAGCATTCCTGACGGGTGACGTAATCCCGAAAATAAGCTCTGCAATCCCGAAATACGTGATTACTCATAAAGTCTTCGCAACTGAACGTTCTGTCAAACGCTAGGTTGTGATCGATGACATTGAGGTGTCCTTGTCCATCAAGGATCAGATTTACGTTTCCGCCCCGTTCTCCTAGACAGCGATCCTCATTGCGAATCCACCAGTCAAAAAGCAGGACTTTTCGCCTCAAATCGATCGGAGTTGAATTTATGCTGCTCAGGCTGTAATCCGTGGCGCTTTCTACCGCTCGCGAGGCAAATGCAAGCCCGCCAGCTAGATCCTGCACGTTGGGTACAGTACTGAATCCGATAAGCTCGGGAGGAATACGCATGAGACGCCACGGGGGAATTGGTAGTTCAAGGCATCGGCCCAGTTCTGCCCCGATCGCTTCAGAAATCAGTGCAGGACCGCCTGACTTTGCCAGTCCCTTCACAAAGTAGGAATAACCATCATCAGCCCGGACAATGAATGGTTTGATCGAATATCCCTGCTGACTTTGCCGCACGATCTCTATGGCATTTACGGTTTCAGGCATGAACCTGCTTTCCTTGTGCTGTGCACCCAATAGCCAAAAATGTAAAGCGCCTTAAAACTCTTAACTCTTCGACGATTGCTAGCGCGAATACATCGCCCACCAGAATACGTGCTCCAGGATCGAAATCTGCTGTTGGACTATCGCCTAAAACTTCTGCAGAGCGCGAACCACAACACCAACGATCCGACAGTCTTCATTGAACGGCTCGATTCGCCAAGCAGGATTTAGCGGCTTCAGGAAAAGCTTTCCGCCATCATTGACTAACTTCTTGAAGGTCGCTTCGTTGCTGTCCGGCAGCTTGGCGATCACTAGTTTCCCTGGGGCTGCTTCAGCCTCAGTGTCCACCAGGATCAGCGTGCCTTCTGTAACGCTTTGGCCGACAGGTGAGGTCATTGAGTCGCCTTTGACCTCAAGCCAAAACGCCGCACCCTTTGAGTCGTATTCGGAAAACTCGTATCGATCAGAGAATCCGGCAGGGTAGGGCTCAACAGCTTCGGCCCAAGAGCCGGCGGCGACCCAACTGATAACCGGATAGCGGTAGGACTCAATAGGTTGGCGGGCCTCGCCGACGTTGGAGTCTTCAGAGCCACCAGAACCTGTGGATGTCATGGGGCCGATTTCGTCGGACAACCACTTCGCACTCACACCACAGGCGTCAGCAATTTTCACTACGTGCGCAGTGGCTTTGGATTTTCCGCGCTCAAGATCAGAAATAGACGTCTGGGTAATGCCCGCCCGGGCGGCAAGTTCTACCTGATTGAGCTTTGCGTGCCGCCTTGCGGCCTTTAAACGATCTTTGAATTCCATTGGGGGAGTATTACGGGGGCTCCCATATTCTTGCAAATCGGTATTCCCATAACCTATTATATGGGTATTCCCGTATGGAGGGGCGACATGAACACTATTTATAAGGACCTCGTTGCCTACTTCGGCACCCAAGAGGTCACCGCTGAAAAGCTCAAGGTTGATCAAAGCACCGTTTCCGGCTGGGTTCGGGAAAAGCACGGCATGTCTCCAGTTGTTGCCAAGCGAGCGGAGGCGTTGACCGAAGGCGCTTTCAAAAAAGAATTCCTTTGTCCGTCTTTTCCCTGGGCCGAGATGGCCGCCTAAGAGACATCCCAGTCCGCCGATCCATTGAAACCAGATTAGAAGAGAGCAGCCCGTATGGAAACGTCCAGTTCAAGACACAGCGCCCAAACCCGTGACCAGGTGCTTGTCGCGCACGCGGCAAACCAGATTGCCCGAACCAGCTTGAGCCAGGACGACTTCGCCCAAGCGCTGAGCCGGGAAATTTACCTGATCGTGCCTGCTGCGAAGGTAGAGATGGCAAAGGTTCCTGATTTCGAAGAACTGGCGCGCCTGAACAACGTGGGCGAGTTCGTTAAGGCAACTGGTCGCTGGCTCAAACGCGTTCAGCGCTGGCTTTCTGGCGAACAAGAGATGCCGTCTTGGCTGGAAGAGTCGTGGGTGAATGCTCTGGAGCCTGAGTTCCGCGACCACTGCATCAACGAACTGGCCAGCCGCCACGGCTTGATTGGCGCCCGTCAGATGCCGAGTGAGCAGTGCGCGAACAAAAGCTTCGGCGCATTGATCCGCGCCTTGGGCGATGTGATCGACACCGGCAGCGAAGTGTTTGACGACCAGGTGATGTGCGAAGAGGACCTGCCGCATTTGCCGGCTTTCGCCAAGCAGTGCCGTCAGGTTGAGGCGCGGGCAGGAGAGTTGGGCCGGAAGGCTGAAGCCTTGCTTGTGAGGCATCGCCCGAATTTGAAATCCATTGCCTGATTTCCGCGCATGCGCGGAATTTTCTATCTGTACCCCACGGATCGGGGGCTTCGGGTTCGCATTAGTAAACAGCAGCCCCCGAAACACGGGCACAAAAAAGCCGGGATTGCGCCCCGGCTAATTCATTACCACTTGATGAGGTCAATTATGCAGAGCCAACTTAATTCAAGCAATACCCCTCCACATGTCGCGACACGTTTTGTTAATTCTGAAAACGTGTCGCGGACCACGATGTCTTCCCGCGAGATCGCAAATGTCACTGGGAAGCGCCACGACAACGTGAAGCGCGACATTGTGGCAATGCTTAAAGACCTGAAAGTAGATGTACTCAGTTTTGAGGACATCTACTTGGATGGTCGCAACCGGGAGCAGGTGCAGTACCTGCTTGATCGCGAGCACACCGACTGCCTCCTCACCGGCTACAGCGCGCCGATGCGCATGAAGGTGATTCGCCGCTGGCGTGAGCTCGAACACCAGCAGGGCGCCCGCAATCAGGTCCTGCTTAATGGCACCAAGGTCGTTGGCGAGATCGCCATCATGGAGTGCTTCACGCGCCTGCTGAAGCCAGCGCCGTCCAGCCAAATGATGATGCTGGCCAAGATCGCCGCGAACAATGGCCTGGAGTCGAGCTTTCTGCCCGGATACGCCATCGACGCCGCACCAGACGCCACCGGTAGTTCCATGCCGACCAAAGCCGTCACCGGGCTGATCAAAGATTTCGCCCTGCGTACATCAGCACCAGCCTTCAACAAGCTGCTGGAGGCACACGGCTTCCTCAAGGAGATGAAGCGCAAGAACTCCAAGCAGGAATACGTCGGCTTCTGGTCGGTGACCGAAAAGGGTCTGGCTTATGGCAAGAACCTCACCAGCCCGCAATCTCCCCGTGAAACGCAACCGCACTGGTATGTGGATCGCTTCCTTGAGTTGGCTAAATTGGTCGGGAAGGCCTGACATGCAATACACCGTCACGATCAATCAGGCGAAGGCGTTGGAGTGGGGGCTGAATTCTCAGCAAGCTCTGCTGTTCGCTTTCGTCTACGAGTGCCCGAGCTGGGCCAATCCAATCAAGACGGATACCGGGATCTACTTCGCCCTGAGTAAGAGCAAGATCGTTGACGAACTGCCACTGCTCACCGATAAGCCGGACACTGCATATCGCCTACTGAAAGCACTGAAAGACTCGGGCCTGATCGAGCTTTCCAGCACGTCCAGCATCACCCTGATTCGCCTGACCGAGAAGGCCAAAGAGTGGAACCGCAAACTGGATGGGTCGGAAAAATATCCGACCTCTGATGCACTCGATGGTCGGAAAAAAATCCGATCTACCTCGGATAAATCTCCGAGCAAGGTCGGAAAAAAATCCGGGCCAGGGTCGGAAAAATATCCGACAAATCAGGGTACCAATAATCAGGGTACCAATCAGGTAACCAGTAATCAGGATTTGCAGGACGGCTCGGACAAGCCGAACCGGTCCGGCGGGTTGATCTTGGTCGTTGACCGCATCGAAGCTCCACGGGTTGAAATCCCCGCTGACATGCCGGGCCCAAAAGACCAGACCTGCAAGACGTTCAAGACCTGGGCGAACTATGCCATGTCCTACCGCAAGCGGTACAAAGCCTGGCCAGTCTGGAACGCCAAGGTGGGAGGGCAGGTCGGTTTGCTGATCGGCCGCCTCGGTATCGACGTGGCTCACAGCGTCGCCGCGTACTACCTCGGGATCAACGACGCCCAGCTGATCCGCAAGTGCCACAGCTTCAATGAACTGCTGGCCAACGCTGAGAGCTATCACACCCAATGGGTCACCCAGACCCAAATCAACGGCCGCACCGCCCGCCAGCAGGAAGACACCCAAGCCAATATCAACGCCGCGCAGGAAGCTGCCCGGAACATCCGTGAGGGAGGGCCGCGCAATGCTTTCCTCTGACGAGCGCGCACAGCTCGCTGGCGCAATCTGCGCCACTGCCGAAACCCTCGGCCAGACCATCAGCGCTACGGCTGCTGAGTTGATGGCAGATGACCTCGCCGTCTTTGCCCCGGCCGATATCCGCAAGGCACTTCAGGCGTGCCGCCGCGAATTGACCGGCAAGCTGACCCTGGCCGCAGTCCTGCAACGCATTCAGGCCGAAGAAGGCCGCCCAGGCAAAGACGAGGCGTGGGCGATTGCCATGACCACGAACGACGAGTTCGAAACCGTGGTGCTGACTGATGAAATCCAGCTCGCCTTGGCGGCGGCGAAACCCGTCCTCGATGCCGGCGACAAGATCGGCGCCCGTATGGCGTTCATCAGCGCTTACGAGCGACTTGTCGCCCAGGCCCGAGACGACGTGAAACCGGTGAACTGGCATGTGTCCGTTGGATTTGACGCGAACCGGCGCACCGCGGCGATTACCAAGGCCGTGCAGATGCAGCGCATTCCTCAGGAGCGAGGGCAGCTTTATCTGGCCGACTTGAGCGTGGTGCCGGTCACTGAAGACGGTCGCGCCCTGGCGGGCCTGATCACCGGCGAAGTGACACGGCCGACACTGGCGGTGCGCGAAAGGCTCCAGGGTGTGAAGGCTTCCATGCTGGAAATGCGAGTGGCGTCGGCGGATAGGAAGAACGAAATTCGGATCGAAGCAGCCAATGAGTTGGCAGATCGCCGGGCTCTGCTGTTGAGGCAGGTCGAGGAACTGGCATCGGAGAGGGCGTCTCATGGCTGAGCTCGCATTGATCCGCACCGCCCAAGGGCTGGTGCCGGCCACCGAAGCTGACCGTGAAACCGTTCAGAAGTGGAAGGCAGGCCAGATCATTCACGGCAAGTTCACACGCATGCGCAATGGCAAGTTTCACGGCAAGTTTTTCTCGATGCTCGATCTGGCGTGGGAATACTGGGAGCCGGTCGGCGGACTGATCCCGCGCCAGGAGATGCGCGGTATTCGAGGGCTGGCCAAGTTCTTCGAGGCGCAAAGCGGAAAGCCGGGGCAGCTCTCGCACGCGGTTGCGGCTTACATCACCGGCCTTGAGTTGGCGCGCGCTGAGCGTTTCCCGGCAGTAGACAAGAGCCGCGAAGCCTTCCGTGAGTGGGTGACGATTGAGGCCGGCCATTTCCACCTGGTGCACACGCCTGAGGGAATCCGCAAAGAGGCCAAGTCGATCAGTTGGGCAAACATGGATGACACCGCTTTCGAGCCACTTTACCGCGACGTCTTCAACGCCTGCTGGCGGTTGGTGCTGTCCGCACACTTTGAGAATGAAGCTGACGCGCTTTCTGCTACCGATCAGTTGGGGAGTTACGCATGAGAGTCGCCCTCAAGGAAGTAAAGGCGAAGAAGTGCAAGAACCCGGCCTGTGGGGTGAGCTTCAAGCCGTCATTCTCCACGGCGCAAAAGGTGTGCAGTTGGACCTGCGGCCTGGCTATCGCTCCGGAGAATCGCGAGAAAGCCCGAAAGGCCATTGCTGAAGTTGGCCGTAAGGAAATTCGCGCAGCCAAGGAGCGAATCAAGCCTCGGGCCCAGTACGTGCGTGAGGCGCAACAGGCTTTCAATGAATGGGTGCGTCTGCGCGACTCAGCGCTGCCGTGTGTGAGCTGCGGCCGTCACCACGAAGGCCAGTATCACGCCGGGCACTACCGCACTGTGGGAGCGAACCCTGAACTGCGCTTCGAGCCGCTCAACGTCCACAAGCAATGTGCGCCGTGTAACAACCACAAGTCCGGCGACATCGTGAACTACCGCATCACCCTGGTCCGGCGTATCGGCCTTGAACGTGTTGAGTGGTTGGAAGGCCCTCACGAAGCCAAGCGTTACACCATCCAGGAGCTACAGGAAATCAAAGCCAACTACCGGGCCAAGACCAGAGAATTGAAGAAGGAAGCAGCATGAAGCTGATCAACGCAAGACAGGTATGGACTGAGTCGCAGCACGAATCGAATGCATCGATCAGCGCGGTGGCAATCGATAAGGCTGAATCAGCACCGGTCAAGGCCGGCAACCGCATGCGCCGCCATGAGGCCGTGTTTGCTGCCCTGGGTGATGACAAGGAGGAGCGTATCCAGATCGTTCGGCAGAAGATCAGCATCAGCGAGACGCGCCGCACACCGATTGGCCGGTCCACCGCCCGCGCCGCGCACCTGGCCACTATCGGCAAGGTCTTGCGCGCCATCGACACGCTGCCGTTCCAGGTGCAGCAGTTCGGGCATTACCTCTACCACCCAGCGATGACCATGCGCCACGTTATGAACGCTGTGCTGTTGATCACCGCCCACGCCAAGCTGCCAGACCTCACTTCGGCCAAGCGCGTGAAGGCGCAATACCTGGTGACCCTGGCGCTGCAATCGTACAAAGGCGAGGCGGTTGGGGCGGCGGAGTGGGGGCCGGCCCGGGTCGCCGCGGAGATGAAGACCTTCTTCGGCGTGACGATCGATCCGAAGAACTGGACGCGCGATTGGCTCGACCTGTGGGAATCCCTGAAAGAAGTCATCAAGGAAGTGGATATTCAGGCGCAACAACCGATATGGCAGGTTATTCACGCGGAAAAGGAAGAAGAGGCGGCATAAAAATATTGACATGACGGGGAGTTGCGCGTACTTTCCCCATAGTGCGCAATTCACGCAACACGCACACGAATACCTGAACCCGGCCAAGCGTCGGGTTTTGTTTTTTGCAGAAGAAGCAAGCCCGGCGAAAAGTTGTGCTAGAACTGATAGCTCCCCCGTTGCATGAGGTGTCAGTTGATGAAAAAGGATGAGCCGGAAAGTAAGGGCGATGCAAAAAAGCCAGAAGAGCTGCAACCCAAACCCAACTATCACAGTGATCCATCTCAGGGCGGTGGCGCAGGCCCATTTCCGCCAATAGAGCCTGCGCCGAATCCAGGCCAAGGACGTCCACCTGGAACCCGCTAATCATCCTACTAGAGCATCGGCCAGCAGCCGGAAAATCAGCGACAGCCAAGATCTTACAGCCCGCCACTGAGCGGGCTTTTTTGTACCTCCGAGGAAAGCCGCTACCCAAGTTGATGCTTTCCCGGATGTGCTTTTGGGTAGCGGCTTTTTACTTGGCTCCAAATGTTCCGGTGTTGCTCGAAGCTATTTTTTAGAGCTTCTTTACGCCGAATCCAGCAATTACCCAGCGGAGCGTCCAGAGACTTAATAGCAGCGCAACGCAACAGGCTATCCAGCCCCCAAAATACTCCAGACGGTGCTCCAATTTTCGCTGATTGTGAGTTTTTACAATGGCGCTCATGGATGCGAGAAGAGCGTCGATTTCTTGTTGGATTTCATCAGCAGCGCGAGCGGGGGGCCGACCCTCCGCCGCAGCCATTTTCTCTATAAGAAGTGGGCCAGTTCTTGAATTAATGTAGTCGAGAGCATCGTAGGGGTATGCCGGGAGATTTTCATTTCCTACCCAGACAAAACCTAGGCCTAGCAGAACAACGCCAACCACCCACAATCGCCACCATCCATTTATTCTGGTCATCTGCCTATCCTTAGAAAAGCGGGATTATCGCTTTTTTGTCGGCAGGAGGGGAAAGACCCTCACACCTATTTCGAGCCTCAGCCACTGCTGGGGCTTTTTCGTTTTCGGCTCCACCACACCCATTGCTCTGAGCTGGGAGTGCTGTCGGGACTGATTCAAATTCGCAGGGTACGGCCTGCCGTATTCCTATCTCCCTGACGGGGAGGAACCGAGATGCCAAACATGCCAGACAAACCAGACACCTGGGCGATTGCGCTTGCGTGGTTGAGCCAGCATTCGCCAATCCTCTATGCGGCTGCGCTGTCCTGCGCTATGGCTGTTCTTCGGATCACCTATGGCGGCGGCACGCGGCGCCAGATGTTGGTGGAGGGGGCGATCTGTGGCGGCTTGACCCTGACCCTCATCAGCGGGCTGGATTTCTTCGGCCTACCCCAGAGCATGGCCACCTTCGCCGGTGGTTGGGTTGGCTTCCTGGGAGTGGAGAAGATCCGCAACATCGCCGACCGGGTGACAGACTTCAAGCTGCCGAGTCGCAAGCCTGAATAATCCGCGACACGTTTCGCGAATCAGCAAATTGTGTCGCGACATGTAGATAACAAAAGACACAAGTCGAAGCGGGAGCGCTCAGGAACTAACCGGCTTCCAAGCGTTTTTTTGTAAATGAGCTAGAGAAGCAACATTGGATTATTCTCAGCGGGAGCCGCAACAGCAGCTGCAACAGCGTCTCTCCTGGCTTGTACCGCAGTCCTTTGTACTCCCACTCCATTAGAGATTCCTTGCAACTGAATTCTCAAGCCCTGAAGTGATGGCATTAATACAGCCGGGCCAAGTAAGGTTTGGAGTAGAAGCGATGCTTGCAGTCTCTCATTTTCAAGGTTAGCTAGGCTTGTATCGAGAGCATCAGCAACTGTGAGGTAAGTAAGTCTGCTGGGATGATTTTGCACAGCTATCACTGGGCCGGTGACAAGATCGTAGGCGGCAACTTCGGCATTCATCTGCAGCGCCCTCGTACCTAGCCTCGCCACAATGGGGCTCATTCTGGCACTTATAGACCCTTGTGAATCATGCAGAGAGCTAGAATCTGTGCGTCGCATAGTCAGCCGATCGCGCGTCCCAAGATAATCCCTTATGTGTTCCTGTAAAGCACCGTCTCCATCTAGATTCTCCCAGCCCATATATGCCTCCATGCTGAATACTTTTCAGAGAATTGAGTATAGGCAAGGAATCTAATCATCGACGCGAATATTGATCGAAGCCAAATTCACGAGAGAAGGCTTATGACTACCAAGCAACCCGACTGGGAGGCAATCGAACGCGCCTACCGGGCAGGATTGCTTTCAGTCCGCGCTATAGGCGAGTCGCATGGCGTAAACCACGCGACCATCCTCAAGCGGGCAAAGAAAGAAGACTGGAAGCGCGACCTGACTGATCAGGTTCGTGCGGCAACCAAACAGAAAGTAACCACGGCGGTAACCAGTAAAGGTAACCAATCGAAAGTGGTTACCGATGCCGAGATTATCGATGAGGCATCTGATCAAGCAGCAGCTGTAATCCTCGCTCACCGAACTGGACTGGCTCAGTGGCGGGGTATTGCTGACAAGCTCAGCCTGGCCCTTTCTGACATGGAGGTGACCGAAGATAACGCTGGTGACTTTGCTCGATCCCTGAACGCTGGTGTTGACGCACAACTCAAGGTGATCAAGGGCGAGCGCCAAGCCTACAACCTCGACACGGAGACAGGCGACAAGACAGTCAGCGACCTGGCCGCAATGATGGACGAACTATCGAAGGAAGCCTGACATGAAGCCCGAGCACATGAAGCTGCTCCGGGACAAGCGATGGCGCCTGAATAATCTCTATTTCATCACCGACAAGCAGGGCAAGAAGGTCCGCTTCCGGATGACGGACGAGCAGATCGAGTACTTCGATGGGATGCACACCCGAAACATCATCCTGAAGGCTCGGCAGCTCGGCTTCACCACTGAGTGCTGCATCATCCAGCTCGACGCGGCGCTGTTCGAGTCGGCCAAGTGCGCGCTGATCGCTCACACCTTGAACGACGCCAAGCGCCTGTTCCGGGAAAAGGTGAAATACGCCTACGACAACTTGCCGGCCGAGATTCGCGCTGCCAACCCCGCAAGCAACGACGCAGCCGGTGAGCTGGTATTCAGCAAGGGCGGCTCGCTTTACGTTTCCACGTCATTCCGAGGCGGCACGCTGCGTTACCTGCACGTTTCCGAGTTCGGGAAGATCTGCGCCAAGTTTCCACACAAGGCCCGCGAGATTGTCACTGGTGCCTTCGAAGCGGTGGCCACTGACTGTTTCGTCACGATTGAATCAACGGCGGAAGGCCGGGCCGGCTACTTCTTCGATTACTCGCAGAGCGCGGAACGTCAGCAACTTGCCGGCGTACCCTTAGGCCTGCTGGATTGGAAGTTTTTCTTCTTCTCCTGGTGGAAGAACAAAGCCTACTGGCTTGACCCGACTGATGTGGTCATCCCGCAACGCCTGACCGATTACTTCAACGAGTTGCACGCCAAGCACGGGATCGTCACGAACGAGGGGCAGCGCGCCTGGTACGCGGCCAAGGAGAAGACGCTCGGCGATGACATGAAGCGGGAATACCCGTCTATCCCTGTCGAAGCCTTCCAGCAGTCGGTCGAGGGCGCCTATTACGCGCAGCAACTAACCAAGCTTTACGCCCAGCAGCGCATCGGCGTGATACCGAACAATAGCCATCTGCCGGTGATGACCTTCTGGGACATCGGCGTCGGCGACTCCACGGCCATCTGGTTCGTGCGCCAGGTCGGCACCGAATACCATGTCATCGATTACTACGAGAACTCAGGCGAGGGCCTGCGGCACTACATGAAGGTTCTCAAGGACAAGGGTTACACCTATTCCGAGCACTGGGGGCCGCACGACATCGACAACCGCGAGTTTGGCAGCGATGCCAAGACCCGCCGCGAACTGGCCCAAGAGGGCTACGAGATCGACGGGCAGAAGTACTGCATGACGTTCCAGGTGGTCCCGAAGATCGGCATCAACGACGGCATTGAGGCCGCTCGGGAGATTCTTCCGCTCTGCGTTTTCGATGAGTCGAAGTGCGAGCAGGGCATCAACTGCATCGAGAACTACCGCAAGGAATGGGACGACAAGCGCGGCTGCTGGAAAGACAAGCCGCTTCATGACTGGACCTCTCACGGCTCCGACGGATTCCGGTACTTCGCTGTAGCGAAGAGCGCCAGGAAGCCGGCCACCAAAATCAAAATGGGGTTTGCACGCTAATGAGCGACGTCACTTTCACTCGCCCCGAGTATGTCGCGGCGAAAAACCGTTGGCGTCTGGTGCGCGACGTCTGCAAAGGCTCGGAAACCATCAAGGACGCTGGCGATCGATATTTGCCGCGGCCGAATGCTGCTGATACCAACCAGGACAACAGAGAACGCTACGACGCGTACAAGAAGCGCGCTGTGTTCTACAACGCCACCGGACGGACGAAACACAGTCTGGTGGGGGCGGTGTTCCGCACCTGGCCGACGCTGACCGTGCCTGGCGCACTCGAATACGTGTCGAAGGACATCGACGGGCAAGGCGTGAGCATCTACCAGCAGTCGCAATCGGTCATTGGGCATTTGCTTGAAGTCGGTCGCCACGGGCTGCTGGTGGATTACGCCGCTGTCGAGGCGGGCACCGTGAGCAAGGCGGACGAACTGTCGGGCCGTGCCCGGGCGAACATCGGCAGCTACCCGGCCGAGGCAATCATCAACTGGAAGACGCGCCAAGTCGGCGGTCAGCACCTGCTGAGTCTGGTTGTGCTGCGCGAGACGGTTGATGTCGATACTGACGACGGGTTCGGCAGCGAGCAGGTTGTTCAATTTCGAGTGCTGCGCCTTGACCCGGCCGGTGTCTACACGCAGGAAGTGTGGGAAGAGGGGTCCAGCCAGACAGCACTGATCGTCGCACCCTTCACTCCGCTGAATGGCATGGGTCAGCCTTGGCGGGTGATCCCGTTCCAGTTCCTGGGCAGTGAGAACAACGACACCAGCATCGATGACTCTCCGTTGTACGACATGGCTGAAATCAACATCGGCCATTATCGAAACAGCGCGGACTACGAAGAAGCCGCCTATTTGGTGGGACAGCCTCAGCCGTGGATGTCCGGACTCAGCGATCAATGGCGGGACCACCTGGAAAAAGAAGGTATTTTCTTGGGCTCTCGTGCACCGTGGCTGCTTCCTCAGGGTGGCGCCTGCGGCATGATGCAGGCTCAGCCAAACGCACTTGCCAAAGAGGCTATGGACGCCAAGAAAGAGGACATGGTGTCCCTCGGCGCCCGCTTGATTGAGCGGGGGAGCGCGGTGAAGACTGCGACCCAAGCCGATAACGACAGCGCCGCGGAACACAGCGTGCTCTCCCTGGTGGTGAGCAACGTCAGCGAGGCATACAGCCAGTGCCTGGTCTGGATGGCTGAGTTCGTTAACGCCTCCGGCACGACCCTGTACAAGCTCAATCAGGACTTCAGCCAGGTCAGCTTGGACGCGACAATCCTTTCAGCGCTGTTCAACGCGGTGCAGGGCGGCAAGTTACCGGCCGGCGACTTCTGGCAGTACCTGCGCGATCGCGGGGTAATCGATCCAGAGAAGACCGACGACCAGATACGCGATGAACTGGAAACTGAGACTCCCGGCCCAGATCTGGATGACAACGAGGTAATCCCGAATGGCCGCAAACCAAGCGATCCTTGATGCCACGATTCGGCACGCCGTTTTCCTCGAGCAGCTGAAGTCAGGGGAGGTCGCGAAGTTCGGGCCGTTCCTCAAGGAGATTGACCGCTCGATTCGTGAGCGACTGACGCGGACCGACCTGACGGATTACACCGTTGCCCGGCTGGAGCGACTGCTAAGCGAAGTCGATAGCCTGCTGCTGGGCATCTTCAACCGATACAGCGACAAGCTGAACCTCGACCTCATCGACATCGCGAACTATGAGGCCGAGTTCGAAGCGACCAGCCTCACCCGGGCGGCACCGGTGGGCGTCTCGTTTGATGCGGCGGTGCCGGGCGCTGCGGCAATCAGGGCGGCCATCCTCGGCAACCCGCTCAGCGTGCGCGGTGCGGACAGCGGGAAGCTGCTCAAATCGTTTATTGATGGCTTCGCCGCCACCGAGCGACAACGCCTCACAGGCGCGATCCGGCAGGGCTTCTTCGAAGGCCAGACCAACTTCCAGATCATCAAGAATATTCGCGGTACCAAGGCGCTCCAGTACAACGACGGCATCCTGGCCACAACGAACCGGAACGCCGGGGCAGTGGTCCGGACGGCAGTGCAGCACGTCGCCACCCAAGCACGCATGGAGACGCTGAAAGAGAACTCCGATGTCGTGCAGTCGGTGGAGTGGGTCAGCACCCTGGATACGAAGACAACCAGTCAGTGCCGGACGCTCGACAAGCAGCGGTTCAAGTTGACTGAGGGGCCAAGGCCGCCGATTCACATCAACTGCCGTTCGACGGTGGTGGCGGTGACACGCTTCAGTGCTCTGTTCGCCAAGGACGCCACTCGAGCATCCATCGGCGAAGGCGGGGCACAGCAGGTGAGGGCAGACCTCAGCTATTACGACTGGCTCAAGCAGCAGCCGGCGGCGTTTCAGGACAAGGCCATTGGCCCGGTCCGCGCCAAGCTTTTCCGCGAAGGCGGCCTGAGCATCGAGCGATTCTCCGAACTACAGCTTGATCGAAACTTTGCACCCCTGACCCTCGTAGAGATGAAAATCCTCGAGCCGCTGGCGTTTGAGCGGGCAGGAATTCATTAGTATGGAGTGCTGGGTGATAGCGAGGGTAATTGGTTAGACTCTTTTTTTGAGGTTAGGGCGCGTCAAATCATGAGTCGAGTATTGATAACCGCAACTGCGCTGGGTGTGATAGGCGCCCCAATTGTCTTTACGGCAGGAGTCACAGTTGCATTGATGTTTACCGCTGATGCCAATCCAGCCGATACATTGAAGACTCTTTTTGGGTCAGTAGGAGACTGGGTATCAGGTCTTGGCGCATTTGCCGCAGCGGCCATAGCAGTTTACCTAGCTGACAAGCAGAGGAAGGACGGACTCCCAAAAATAAAAGTTGAGCAGGATGCAACCCCCTACGCGATTCATATCGATGTTATATCTACAGGGGATCGAAGCATATTGCTCATGGGGGTATTCCTTCGCTCAAAGAAGCGGGGTAAACGGGCCAGGTTATTGGCTGATGGCGTCCTTCCCAAACGTCTTGAATTCGGCGATGTACACAACATCTCTATAGATATCTTTCAAATGCGAAGAGTCTCCAGCGAAATTTCAGGAGATGAAGATATGGCCGAATTGCCGGACTTAGAGGTCGTTGTTGAAACCAGCATGGCTACATTTGTTTTTCCGGCTGATAGCAGTGTTATCGGATTAATAGAGGGCACACTAAGCATCAGCGAGAATTGCGACGCCATGCAGTAAACATTGTCTTGGCTTCCTGAGTTTTCTTCTGAATCGGTGACACCAGGATTTTGTACAAACCGTTCTAATCAGCCTCGCCAAGTGCGGGGCTTTTTTATGTCCGCAGGCAGGGCCTGCGCCACGTCTCTGGGAGACAACAAATGCTGAAATTCCAACTGGACAGCCTGGATGGTGTCGACGAAACCGTGCGCGCTCTTTACACCGAGAAGGACGGCAAGTTCGTACTCGGCATTGAAGGTCTGCCACAACCCGAGGACGTTTCGGGTTTGAAATCTAAGGTTCAGGAGTTGCTGGACGAGAAGAAGGCCGAAGCCGAGAAGCGCAAGGCTGCTGAAGATCAGGCCCGCCTTGATCGCGAAGAAGCGCTACGCAAATCAGGCAACGTCGAAGAGCTCGAAAAGTCTTGGTCTGAAAAGTACACACGCCGCGAAGCAGAGCTGAACGGCATGCTGGAACAGGAGCGTGGAACGCTGAGCACCCAGATCCGGGATCTGACTGTCGGCCGTACCGCTACTGATATCGCGTCTGCCCTGGCAATCCCAGGCAGCGCAGAAGCCCTGTTGCCTCACATCGAGCGCCGCCTGAGTGTCGAACAGCGCGACGGGAAGCCTGTGGTTGTCGTGCTCGACAAGCAAGGCAAGCTCTCAGCGGCATCGCTGGACGAGCTGAAAGCGGAGTTTGCAAACAACACCGCGTTTGCACCGTTGATCGCGGGTAGCAAGGCATCTGGCGGCGGGGCCGGGGGTGCTGGTCACGGCGGTGGGGCCGCTTTGAAACGATCTGAAATGACGCCAGTGGCCAAGCGTGAGTACATCACTGCTCATGGCCAAAACGCGTACCTGAAATTGCCAAAATAATGGAGTAACCCATGCCGACTACCGTTAACTCGGACATGATCGTTTACAACGATCTTGCCCAAACCGCCTATCTGGAGCGTATCCAGGATGTGATCGACGTCTTCAACGCGTCGTCTAACGGCGCAATGATTTTGGACAACGAATTGATCGAAGGCGATCTGCGTAAGCGTGCTTTCTACAAGCTCGGCGGCGCCATTGCTCACCGTGACGTCAATTCCACTGCTGCTATTGCTGGCCAGAAGATTGGCTCCGGCGAAATGGTCGGCGTGAAGGTGCCGTTTAAATACGGCCCTTACGAAACCACCGAAGAGGCGTTCAAACGCCGCGCACGCTCGCCTGAAGAGTTCTCTGAGCTGGTCGGCCAGGACTACGCCGACGCGGTGCTGGAAGGCTACATCCAGTACGCGATGGCGGCATTGAAGGCTGCCATCGGCGCGAACGCAAATATGGTCGCAACCGCCAGTTTTGCTACCGACGGCAAGAAGGCACTGACCAAGGGTATGCGCAAGTTTGGTGACCGCTTCGGTCGTATCGCGCTGTGGACCATGGACTCGGCCACCTACTTCGACATGGTCGACCAGGCCATCACCGAGAAGGTCTACGAAGAAGCTGGTGTGGTCATCTACGGTGGTCAGCCGGGAACCATGGGCAAGCCGGTCCTGGTATCGGACACCATCCCTGCGGAAACCATCTTCGGCCTGCAGGCGGGCGCGATCAAAATCACCGAGTCACAAGCCCCAGGCTTCCGTTCGTACCCGATCAACACTCAGGAAAACTTGGCGATGGGTTTCCGCGCTGAGGGCACCTTCAACCTGGACCTTCTGGGCTACAGCTGGAAAGACTCTGTAGGCGGTGTGAACCCGAACCTGGCTGCAATCGGTGCCGGTGCCAACTGGACCAAGTACGCGACCAGCGACAAGGTTACCGCTGGCGTTCTGATCGATCTGTCCGCTCCTTAATCGGCTTACTCGCAGCGGGCGGCCTTCAATGGTCGCCCTGGAGATATTCATGGAACTTATCTATTCCGCTCAGAAGTCGGATTTTGATCCGCAAAAGCGCTACCGCAACCCGGAGCACTTCGAACGGCCAGAAGCCGGGGTGACCAGCGTACTGGTGGTTGGCGAATGGCCGAACGTGGTTGATGCCTACGAGAATATCGGCGTCGAAGTGGTGGTGAAGGATGTTGCGCGGGTTCTGTTCGTTGGTGCTGGTGATAACAAGGCTGAACTCGAAGAGCTGATCGGCAAGCTGCGCATCGAAAGCGATACGATCCGAGCTGTTATCGATGGGCTCGATACCGGTGAGATTGAAAAGCCGGAAGCTGGTGAGCTCGCAATCCGCCTGTTTTATGCGCTCGACGGCATCCGCCTTCAGATGGTCGACCTGGCCGTTGCGCGTGATGAGCTTGCAGCGGAAAACGAGAAGCTGCGCGTCGAGCTCGAAGCGCTGAAGGCGGGCGAGAGCCAAGAAGTCGAAGCCCTGAAGGCTAAACTCGACGCCGCTGGTGTGACTTACCGGGCCAACGCCTCGAAAGAGTCCCTGGAAAAGCTCGTCGCCGACCTGACCAAGGCGTAATACTGCAGGCTACCGGTATCCCGGTGGTCGATCATTCAAAATTCAATCCAGCGAGTCGATCCATGACACTCATCATCGAGGACGGCACCGGCAAGCCAAGCGCCGAAAGCTACGCAACCGCGGAGGACTTGGTCATGTATGCCGAGAAGTTTGGTGCGACCATTCCTGCGGACGAGATTTCGCAGGAAGCGTTGCTTCGCCGGGCCGCCTTGGTGATGGACGGCATGACCTGGAAGGGGCGCAAGATGGACAGCGATCAGGCTCTGGCCTGGCCGCGTAGAGGGGTTGAGCTGGATTGTCAGATCAAGCCTGACAACTACCTACCGGCGCGCATCCAGTACGGCCAGATGGCCTTGGCTGCTGAGATCCACACTGACGACATTGACCCGATCGACAAGCGCAAAGGTGCGGTAACGCTGGAGCGTGTCGAAGGCGCAGTAACTCGCGAGTACGCGACGATTTCCAACACCAGCGGCCGACTGTTGCCGGCGGCGCCGGACCGGCCAAGCGTTACGCAGTTCGCCGACTATTTGCTGAAGCGGGGCTTATTCGCAGTAAGAGCATGAGTCAAATGGCTAACATTTCTGCTGTTTTGCAGTAAACGAACACATTTGACAGGCTCTCGTCTTGGGCAGCAGCTACAAGACCCACAAAAAAGTTAAAAGCCTGGAAGTCAAAGGCTTGGCCGTTTCGGGCGTGCACCGCTATCAATTCTTCGATGAATTCTTCGGCGTCGGTTCCTGTCAAAACACTGCGGATTACTTCTCTCAGTTTCATACGCGCTGGAAGTTTGTCGGTACTGGTTAGGTCGGCAGATGCCTTGTCCAGTCTCGTGCCGGCTGCGATTAACAGTGACATCCTTTCTTCGTTCGTCATGAGCGATCCTTAATGGGCACACCGATGGCATTCTATGATGAGATGGCCGCGATGGCTCTGGATATGATTACAGAGTTCGGCCAGCCCGTGATCATTCGCGCGACCACCGTCGGCGATTACGACCCGGAAACCGGTACCGCGCCACCTGATACCATCACCGAGCAGACCGCCCAAGGCATCCTGCTCGACTTCACCGGCCAAGAATTCCAGAACAACAGCCTCATCAAGCAGGGCGACAAGAAGCTGAAGGTCGCCGCGCAGGGGCTGGCGTGGGTGCCGGACCTGCTTAACAAGGTCATCGTCCAAGGCCGCACCTGGTCAATCGTCCCGCCGCTGAAAGAGATCAATCCAGCCGGCACGCCGATCCTGTACGAACTGCAGGTGCGGTCATGAGTCGCGCCGGCGCCGGCCAGTCCGGCAGCTTCGCACTGAGCCTTGCCGAGTTCGCAGCCCAGGCTACGGAAGCCATCGATGCAAGCTTGCGCGAGATCATCATCGAGGTCGGTAGCAGCGTTATCCGGATGTCACCGGTGGGTAACCCTGAGATATGGGCGCAGAACACTGTGGCCCGTCAGTACAACAAGGCCGTAGACGATTACAACAGCGATTTGCGCAGCGATCCGGCCAATCTGACGAAGGCGGGGCGGCTCAAGCCTGGGCGCAAACTGAACGATGGCATGGACATCGTTGCCCCTCAGGGCTATGTCGGCGGACGATTCCGGGCCAACTGGCATCTTTCAATCGATGTGGTCGAGAACGTCACCTTCAATGAGGTTGATCCGAACGGCCAGGAGACGATTGCTGCACTGGTTTCGGCGGTGAGCGATTTCACCGCCGGACAGACTGCCTACCTCATCAACAACCTGCCATATGCCATCCCGCTCGAGTTCGGGCATTCGACCCAGGCACCCGGCGGCATGGTCCGCATCACCGTGGCCCGCTTCCAGCAGATCGTGCAGGAGGCCATCAGGAACAACCAGGTATGAGCCACAACATCATTGCCTCAATCTACGAGGCCAAGCTGATCAACTGGGCGAAAGCATTGCCGGTACCGCTGAAAGTCGTCGTCGAGAACGAGGCCTACACGCCAGTTGACGGCGCCACTTACCTGAAGGCTTTCACACTGCCGGCTGACACCGCGAGCAACACGCTCGGTGGCGACCACAAGCTGTACACCGGCGTGTTTCAGGTCAGCATCGTGACGCCATCGGGGAAGTACCGCGGCGCAGCCGGGGCACTGGCTGATCAGATCGCCGACTTGTTCCCGCTGTATGAGCGAAACACGAAAGGCGCGCTGACCGTCGTCACCATGACACCAGTCGACCCCGGCTCTGGAATTCCAGACGACACGACCTTCACTGTACCGGTCTCTTTTCAATACCGAGCCGACACAAACTAATCCGCCCATTGGGCAACCCAGAACCCGCCACTGCGCGGGTTTTGTCATTTCTGCAAAGAGGAAAACCCATGAGCGTCAAGATTCCCAACGGCACCACGTTCGAGATCGCTGCCACCCTGAGCGTGGCGAAAGCGTTCACTGCCATCTCCAACGCCAAGCCCGCAGTGCTGACCGCTGCCGCGCACGGTCTGGCCAATGACGACGTGATCGTCATTGATTCGGCGTGGGCGAAACTGAACGGCCGCCCTGCGCGAGTGATTGATTCCGATGTGGGCGACTTCGCGGCCGAGGGCGTGGATACCACCAGTGTCAAAAACTACCCAGCAGGCTCCGGTGCGGGATCTGTTCGTGCTGCGTCCGGCTGGACCCAAATCGCTCAGATCACCGAGCCGACCGCAAACGGCGGTGAGCAGCAGTTCCTGACCTACGGCTTCCTCGAGGACGACGATGATCGTCAGTTGCCGACCACCAAGTCGGCCAGCAGCATGACGCTGCCAGTTGCAGATGACCCTGCTCAGGCATACGTCGCAGTGGTGGAAGCCGCCGATGAAGACAAGGAGCCGCGCTTGGTTCGCGCAAACCTTCCTGGTGGCGCGACCATCTACTACTACGCGTATGTGTCGATCACTGCGACCCCGACGCTGAGCCGCAACAACATCATGACGCGGACCATCACGCTGTCGTTCGCCTCCCGCCCAACTCGCTACAACGCCTAAGGGGATCTCATGGCAAAGTTTTCCATCGCGCCGAAGCCGACGTTTACCGTCGATGTGGCGATCCCTCAGGTGGGCGGTAGACCCGCAATGGTTCCGTTCACATTCAAGTACCGTGATCGCACGGCCTTGGCCGAATTGTTCGACGCCTGGAAGGAGAAAGCCGAAGCCCTGGGCGAGCGCTTCAAAGACACCCAGCCAACTCTCACCGAAATCACCGCAGCGGAAGTGGAGCAGGGTGTCGAGCAGATCAAGGACCTGGTCGTGTCATGGGGCTTCAACGACAAGCTCAATGATGAGTCGATCACCGCTCTGGTGAAGAGCTGCATCGGCGTTTCGGATGCCGTCGTGAAGGCCTACAGCGAAGCCTTCGGCAAGGCCCGCCTGGGAAACTAATCGCCGCTGCTCGTGCGCTCTATGAGTCTGACGGATCCGCCGAACAAATGGCCCTGTTCGGCTTTTCACCAGAGGACTACGACGAAACTGTCGAGGTCTGGCCGGACAACTGGAAGTCGTTCCTCGTCATGGAATCGATGGGAACTCAGTGGCGCACAGGTGCATGCGGCGCAACCGGGCTTGATTACGCCGTTCTGCCCAATGTCATGAGGCTCGTCGGTGTTCCCTCGAAGGATCGCGCCAGCGTGTTTCAAGACATTCGTGTGATGGAGTCGGAAGCCATCGCGGTCATGGCTGAAGCCCGCGACAACAGCCCGTGAAGACGGGCACTTATTCAAGGTGAGTCGATGAACATCGCAGAACTGGGCATCAAGATTGACTCAGCTGACACCGCCCGGGCCACTGTCGAACTCGACAAGATGACCAAGGCTGGCGATCGAGCGGCGCAGTCCGCCGTCGGCCTGATGAAAGAGATGGAAGCGCTGGAGAAGTCGTTGTCGAAAGGCGCGACCACCACGCAGGAACTGGCAAAGCAGCGCGAAAATCTGGCGAAACTCACTAAGACCGGTGCCTATGGCGAGGCCGAGTTCGCCAAGATCACCGCGCAACTCGACAAGCAGCAGGCGGCGCTGGCCAAGTCCACGCTGGATGAGCAGAAGGCGCTGAACAGTCTGCTCGGCGCGATCGACCCAGCCCGTGCGGCCATGGCCAAGCTCGATAGTCAGGTAGAGCAGCTGGGCAAGCATCTCGATGCCGGCCGCATCAGTCAGGACCAATACAACTCGGCGCTGGGCAAGCTGAACGGCAACTACGCATCATTGGAAAAAACTGCCACCGGTTTCGACAAGCTGAAACTCGGCTCCCGCCAGGCTCAGGAAAACGTCGTTCAGCTCGGCAATGCGCTGTCCTCGGGCGACTGGGGCAGTGGCGTTCGTGCGGTTGCTCAGTTGGGCGCTGGCGCGGGTGCATCGGCTGCTGGTCTGCTTGCCATTCTGGCGCCAATTGCCTTGGCCACTGCTGCCGTTGGTGGGCTTGCTGTTGCCTACTACAAGGGCAGCAAAGAGCAGGACGCCTATACCCAAGGCCTGGTGCTCACCGGTAACGCCTCTGGCATGACCGCCAGCCAACTTGGCGAAATGGCGCGACAAGTCAGCGCGACCGTCGGCACGACTGGCCAGGCCGCCGAAGTGCTGGCGCTGTTGGCTGGCAACGGGAAAATCGCTGGCGAGAGCTTCGGCGGCATTGCCCAGGCTGCCGTGTCCATGAAAGAAGCGACCGGCAAAGCCATAAAAGAGACGGTTGCTGAGTTCGAAAAGATCGCAGACGAGCCGGTCAAGGCGTCAGCCGCACTGAATGAGCAATACCACTACCTGACAGCTTCGGTTTATTCGCAGATCGCCGCTCTGGAAGAACAGGGCGACCATGCCGGCGCCGTGAAGCTGGCAACCGAGCAGTACGCGGATGCGATCAACGAGCGCACCCCGAGGATTCTCGAAAACCTGAGCTTTTGGGAGAAGGGCTACAACGCTGTCGCGCGAGCTGCGGACAACCTGAAGAACCTGGGGCGGCCTGATATCGATGCCGACATTGAGCAGGCCCGGCGGAATCTGGAGCAGGCGCAATCGGGCAATGTGGGCGCCTTCCAAAACCAGAAAGAGATGGTTGAGCTCTACAGCAATCAGCTCAACATGCTGGAGGACCAGAAGGCTGCAGCGGCCGACATTGCCAAATACGAAGGCGATCAAGCCAAGGCTCAGAAAGACGCTGTGTCTGCGATGGCTAAAGTCGATGCCCTGACGAAATCGTCTCTGACCAACGAGCAGAAGCGCGCCGAGGCAATCAAGGAATACAAGAAGCAGCTCGACGACATCCGCAAGACCAGCCCGAACGATCCACGGCTTGATCCGGCCGCGGTCGCCAAGAACATGGCGAACCTCAACGACAAGTTCAAAGATCCGAAGGGCGCAGCAGGTAGCGTCGACCTGACGGGCTTCAACAACGCAAAAAACGTACTCGCCGAAACTCTGTCCTACTACAAAAACGCCGACAAGGATCTCGAAGCATCTCAGCGGGCCGGTGTTATCTCTCAGGCCAGTTACACCGAGCAGCGCGTCAGCCTGCTGAAGCAACAGTCGGAAGAGGTTGCCCAGAGTTACCAGTCAGAAGTCGATGCGCTCGAAGCAGCCAAGGCCAAAAATGGCACGACCGCGGCTCAGGTCATCCAGATCGATCAGAAAATCGCCGATGCCCGCAGCGCCATGGTCAAGGCGCAACAGGATAGCGACAGTGAACTGTCGATCATCGCCACCAATGAAGAAGGCCGCCTGCGCAAGCAGACTCTGGCCGTCAACACGTACACCAGCGCACTGCAGCAACAGGTCGAGACGCTTCGACAGCAGGGGCTGCGTGCGGCTTCAGGCCTTGGCCAGGGTGATCGCCAGCGCGGCCTGACCGATCAGCAGAACGGAATCGACGACCGCTTCAACCAGCAAAGCCTGGAGCTGGCCAACCAGTACGGCGATGGCTCGCGCGGCATGAGCCTCGACGAGTACACCCAGAAACTGGCAGCCCTAAAAGCTACACAGCAGGATCTGCATGACACCGTTCAGGCCAATTACGACGAGATGACGGCGGCCCAGGGTGACTGGAGTGCCGGGGCAACGTCGGCATGGCAGAACTACCTGGAGTCGGCTCGGGATGTCGCCGGGCAGACGAAGAGTCTGTTCACCAACGCCTTCACTTCGATGGAGGACGCCGTCGTCAACTTCGCTATGACTGGGAAGTTGTCGTTCGCGGACTTTACGAAGTCGATCTTGGCGGACATGGCGCGCATTGCTACTCGGCAAGCCAGTTCCGCGCTGCTGGGTAGCCTCATCGGTGCAGGTGCGAGTTACTTCGCTGGCGGCGCCGGGTCAGCGGCATCAGCAGGATCGACGCAAGCAGGCTACAGCGGCGACCTATCTGGCTTCACACCGGGGAGCATTCAGGCCGATGGTGGCGCCTGGTCGTCTGGTGTGCAGTTGTTTGCCAACGGTGCAGCTTTCACCAATGGCATTGTGAGCAAGCCAACAGCCTTCGGCATGGCCGGTGGCGATATCGGAATCATGGGGGAGGCGGGAGAAGAGGCGATCATGCCGCTGACCAGAACGTCCGGCGGCCAGCTTGGCGTGCGGGCTTTGAGCGGTGGCAGCAGCGGATCACCCATCAGCATTAACGCACCGGTCACCGTGGCGATTCCGGATCGCAGATCTGAAGGGATGCAGCTCGACCAGCAGGCGCTTTCGCAAAACCTCCAGACGCAGATGAAGGCCGCAGCAGAGAGAGCCGTGGCCGAGTCGTGGCGTGCTGGCGGCGTGAGTTTCCGCAACGTTAACGGGAGAGCCTGATGGCGATTGAGACATTCACCTGGCCAACGCAGCACGGCGACGCACCTGAGATTACCTATCGGGTGCGCACCGCGCAGTTCGGTGACGGCTACAAGCAACAGACCGGCGATGGCCCGAACAACAAGGAGGACTCCTATCCGATCACCTACAGCGGCCCAAAAGCCAAAGTGTTGGAGATCATGGCGTTCCTCGACCGGCACGCCGGGGCAAAGGCATTCCTCTGGACCACGCCGCTTGGCCAGCTCGGCCTGTTCACCTGCAAGAATCCCGTACCCACTCCGGTGGGCGGCGGCGTTTTCAAACTCACGGCCACCTTTGACCGTGCATTCCAACCATAAGGGGCAACCATGCCGCTGATCAGTGACATCCAGGTTCTAGAACCTGGCAGCGAAGTTCTGCTCTTTGAATTGGACGGTACGGACTACGGTGCGGACATGCTGCGATTCCACGGACATGCGATCCCGCACTCGCCATCGGAGCTTATCGCCGCCGGCGCCGATGCAGACCTGCTGCGGGCGAAATCGATATGGTGGCAGGGGAACGAGTACGGCGCTTGGCCAATGCAGATCGACGGCATCGAGGCCAATGGTGACGGCACGGCGGTACGGCCAACGCTATCGGTCGGTAACGTCAACGGGCGTATCACCGCACTATGCCTGGCCTTCGACGATCTGCTCGAGTTCAAGCTGACGATGCGCCACACCTTAGGCACGTATCTGGATGCAGTGAACTTCCCGGCAGGCAACCCAACAGCTGACTCAACCCAAGAGACGATCGAAGTCTGGTACATCGATCAGAAGACGAACGAGGACGGGGAGACGGTTAGCTGGGAGCTTGCCAGCCCGGGCGATGTCGGTGGCGAATCAATCGGCCGGCAGGCGACAACGCTGTGCCACTGGTGCCTCACCGGCGGATATCGCGGGCCGAACTGTGGCTACACCGGGCCTTACATCACGAAGGATGGCGTCGTTACTGATAACCCTGAGCTGGATGAATGCGACGCCACGCTGGGTCGGGGTTGCATTCCGCGCTTCGGCGAGGGCAATCCGCTGCCGTTTGGTGGCTTCCCCGCCGTTTCCCTGATCGCACGGAGCTGACCATGCGCAAGCACATATTGAGCGCGATCCAGGCTCACGCGGCAGCCGAGTACCCGAAAGAGTGCTGCGGTCTGTTGCTGGGGATTGGGCGCAAACAGCAGTATTACCCGTGCCGAAACATTGCATTAGAACCGAACGAAGAGTTTCGGATCGACCCGGAGGACTATGCCGCGGCAGAGGACATCGGTGAAGTAATCGGCATCGTTCATTCGCACCCGGACGCCACCAGCCGGCCTTCACCGCGCGACCTGGCCATGTGCGAAGCAACCGCGATGCAGTGGCACATCATCAGCTGGCCTGAAGGTGACCTGCGCACGGTCATGCCTTCCGGCGAAACGCCGTTGCTCAAGCGCCCGTTCGTGCATGGTGCCTGGGATTGCTGGCAGGTCTGCGCTGACTGGTACCGGCGAGAGTGGGGGCTTGAGTTTGAAGCCTTCAAGCGCGCTGATGGTTGGTGGGAAAGCACCGACAGCGCCAGCCTGTACGAGTCGAACTACGAGGCCGCCGGCTTCTACCGGGTCGACCAGCCGCAGCGCGGCGACATGATCGTGATGGAGGTGGGCCGGACGGTTTACCCGAACCATGCTGGGATTTTCCTCGGATCGGATCCGGCGCTGCCCGGTGTAGACGCGGCAACCTTCGGCCCGGGGCCGTTTCTGCTGCATCACCTTTACGGTCGACCGTCCGAGGTCATCGTGTTCGGCGGCCCATGGCTCGATCGGACACGCCTGATCCTCAGGCACAAGGATGCAGACCCACTGAGCGTGTCTACAGCACAGCGCGTGGAAGGTTGGTGAGATCAACACTGCAAAGGAAATTATGCACCCATGAAAGTAGAGAGCCATGATCCTGTGCGGAGCGAGCGCGGGGAAATATCGTTATCAGATATTGCGAATCGCTTCCACGGAACGAAAATTCCCGATACTCCCATTTCACATTTTGATGAAGTGCATCAGCAAGGCCGGGATATGCAGAGCAATTCTCGTTCGACCATTCCTGCCACAAACGATAAATGCCTTTGATCGCCTCTTCGTTCTGGGCAAGATCCTGGTCACGAGGAGTGAACTCGACGTAGGAGTAGTAAGCCCCGTCGACTTCCCCTGTAAGGCAACCCAACGTCATAAACACCCGGTTAGGGGAATTCATCGAGATCAGCAATTCTCTCAAGCCGTTTTCTGCCGTGGCCTCATGAATTACGTCAATCAGTTCCGGGTTCTCTATCAGATTGATCCCGCCGTTATTACGGTCACCATTTACGGAGACGTCTGCCGATTGGAACGGCCAAGTCTTATAGCTTGTAGAGTCGTCATCCTTTTTCATTTCGGCTTTTACTGCCTGACTCACTACCACATTGACCTCCAGGTCATAAACGCGCCGAAATTGGCGCAATCCCAGTCCTTGGGCTTGCAGGCAAAGGACTGGGGAATCCTTAATTAGGCTTCTTTATAAAAGTTGATCGTTTCTTTCAGCGAGGTTGAGAACTCATAGATCTCATCAAGCGAGCTGATGGGGTGGCGCGTTTCGACTTTGTCTTTGTCGAAAATCCCAAGGTACTTTTGGCCGCGGTTGAAGTGAAGTCTGGCGATAGGTTTTCGATTGTTGTCGTCCAGTAGTATGCCGAAGTAACTCTGAGTGTCTCTGCTGGCGATGCGTTTCGCGTCTATTACGGTCCGGATAATCGCCTTGATAATGTGAAACCCTTCAAGCTCCTCCATCGTTGTCAGAATGCGATCTTCAGCCGCCTCCGTCGATTCAACTTGATTTTCCGCCACGACTGATTCAGCGACTGTGGGAAACGTGGCCTTGCTCATCGCTGATTTCAATCTGTCGTTGATCTGGTCATTTAGGAACTGCGAGGCTGCTTTTCTGGTGAGTTGAGCAAATTGGTCTCGAACCTTTTGGGTGATGACACCCTCGTAGACGCGTGATGCAAAAAAACGAACGAAATCATCATCCGGTTGGGTGAACTGCGTAGCCATTTCTTTTTTGATATTTCCCACGTACTTCAGTTCGCCCGCAGCGTTAATGATCGACTCGACGTCGAAGGCGGACTTTGTAAGTTTTTGGAGTTCAGGGATGACATGTTCATCGATGTTAAGCAGGTCGATCTCTAGAAATGGCTTGTCATCCATCTTGTTCGGAGCGTCGAGATCGGTATAGAAGCGGTAGAACCTGCCATTGGTTAGTATGGAGATTCTTGCAGTGGTCACGTGAAAGTAACGAAACAGCTGACTCGCATGATTGATGTTGAGTGGTTCACCGACCTTTTTCGTCTCGATCAGTATTTGGATCTGCCCGCCTTTTAGAATCGCGTAATCAATCTTCTCGCCTTTTTTAGTGCCGATGTCACATATGTATTCGGGCACGACCTCGGATGGGTCGAAGACATCGTAGCCAAGCACTGTATGGATGAACGGCATCACGAATGCGGTCTTAGTTGCTTCCTCGGTTTGGATCGTTGACGCTAACTGATTTACCTTCGCTGACATTGCGTTCAAGCGTTCTACAAATTCCATTTTCTAGCTCCGTTGCGCGTTCACCCGATCGGGCCCGTAGAGGCGCAACGCTACTACTTGTTAGGTCCTCTCGAATACTGGCCTTTCATCCACACTGGATGCCCGGACAGTGCCGCGCTACAGTGCAGCCCTTTCCACAGGAGTGACCTGCATGAAATTTTTCGTAGGGGCGTTGGCGGTAGCGTTGCTGGCTGGGTGCGCCACATCACCGACGCCATCGGGCCAGGCTGACCCAGTTCCCAGCGCACGGCTATTCGGATATCAAAAGTCTAGTGCTGGCGACGCAATTCTGGTTGTAACGCGCGATAGCGGATTTGTGGGTAGCGGTTGCAATACCACTGTGAGTATCGATGGAAAAAAATCTGCTGAAATCGGCTCGGGTGAAAATGCACGATTCTTCGTTCCCGCCGGTGATCACATTGTTGGCGCTTCTGCTTGTGGGAGTGGATTGAAAGAGCGGGAAACAAGCATCAAAGCCGGCAGCACCAAGAAGTTCAGGATATCGATAGACTCAGCGATGAGTATGGATTTATCGCCAACCGCATATTGAAGAAACCGCCTCCGGGCGGTTTTTTTACGACTGGAGAAAAGCCGTGGCAGCGACAGGCGCAAGTAATCAGGCAATGACCACCATTTTGCTTTCAGGCCCTCTCATTAAGTTATTCGGCAGAACTCACTTCCGCGAGCTTGGCAGCAAATCTGTCGGGGAGGCTTTCAAGGCTCTGAAGTGCACTCTCGATGGATTCGAGTCCGCTATCAAGGATCTGGAACGGAAGGGCATGCGGTTCGCCATTTTTCGTAACCGAAAGAACGTCCCTGAAAAAGACTTCGCGTTGGGTGGTTCCCAAGAGATTCGGATTGTTCCGGTTATCGGCGGTAGTAAACGGGCTGGTCTGCTTCAAACAATCATCGGTGCCGTATTGGTAGCTGCTGGGTCCTATTTCGGACAACCATGGGCAGTGCAGCTCGGCGTCGGTCTCGTCGCCGGCGGCGTCATCCAAATGCTCAGTCCTCAGGCTTCAGGCCTGAAGCAGAGCTCATCACCCGAGAATGCGCCGTCCTATGCCTTCGGCAGCGCCAAGAACACCACGGCCAGCGGCAACCCGGTGCCGATCTGCATCGGCGAGCGCCGATGGGGCGGCATGATCATTTCCGCCTCGATCTACGCCGAAGACAAAGTTTAATCAGGACGCAGCAAGCAGGCCGCCCATGAGGCGGTTTTTTTATGCCTGGAGGAAAGCATGGGCGCAGCACAGCAGATCGACATTCACGGCGAGAAGGGCGGCAGCAGCAAGCCGAAGTCGCCGACCGAGGCCAGCGACAGCCTGCGCTCGACCAACCTGGCCAAACTACTGATCGCCGTGGGCGAGGGTGAGTTCGACGAAACTCCAACCGACTATGACATCTACCTGGACAACACCCCGATCCGGGATGCGAGCGGCAACTACAACTTCCCGAACGTGAAGTGGGACTGGCGCCCGGGCTCCGTCGATCAGACCTATATCCCTGGCATCCCTTCAGTCGAGAATGAAACCTCGCTGAACGTCGAGCTGCGCAGCGACTCCCCGTGGGTGCGCTCGATCACCAACATTCAGCTGTCGGCCGTGCGCGTGCGCTTCGCGTGGCCGGCTCTGCAACGCCAGGATGATGAAGGCAACATTGTTGGCTACCGTATCGAGTACGCCATCGATGTGGCCACCGATGGCGGCGCTTATCAGCAGGTGGCAGTGGACGCTGTGGACGGCAAGACCACCACACGTTACGAGCGCTCCCGCCGGATCGATCTGCCAGACGCCACCACCGGCTGGCAGATCCGCGTCCGCCGTTTGACGCCGAACCAGAACAGCAACAAGATCGCCGACACCATGCTGATCGCCGGCTACACCGAGGTGATCGACGCGAAGTTGCGCTACCCGAATACCGCGCTGCTCTACATCGAGTTCGACGCCGAGCAGTTCACCAACATTCCGGCCGTCACCGTGAAATGCCGGGCGCGCCGCTGGCAGGTGCCGAGCAACTACGACCCGATCGCACGGACTTACACCGGCACATGGGACGGCAGCATGAAGCAGGCCTGGACCAATAACCCGGCCTGGATCACGTACGGCATCTGTACTGAAGAGCGCTTTGGCCTGGGCAAGCGCATCAAGTCGTTCATGGTCGATAAGTGGGAGCTGTACCGGATTTCGCAGTACTGCGACCAGCTGGTACCGAATGGTCTCGGTGGTGTTGAGCCACGCTTCCTGTGCGACATGAATCTGCAGGGCAAGGCGGACGCCTGGTCGCTGCTGCGCGACATTGCCGGCATTTATCGAGGTATGACGTACTGGGCGCAGGGCCAACTGGTGATGCAGGCCGACATGCCGCGCGCGCAGGACTTCGACTATGTGTTCACCCGGGCCAATGTCATCGACGGGAAGTTCTCCTACGGCAGCGCCTCAGCCAAAACGCGATATACCCGAGCCTTGGTCAGCTACGACAATCCGGCGAACAACTATGACACCGACGTCATTCCGTTCGCGGACCTGGATTTACAACGTCGCCTGGGCGACAAGCCGACCGAACTGAGTGCTATTGGTTGCACTCGTGCTTCTGAGGCCCAGCGCCGTGGCAAGTGGGCAATCCTCAGCAACAATCAGGATCGCACTGTCTCGTTCAAGACCGGTATGGAAGGGGTGATTCCGCTCCCTGGCCACATCATCCCGGTGGCGGATTCGCTGCTGGCTGGTCGCGAGGTGGGCGGGCGTATCTCTGCGGTTGCTGGCCGGGTGGTGACGCTCGACCGTGACACCCGGGCCAAGGCTGGCGATCGGTTGATCATCAACCTGCCCGGCGGACGCGCCGAGGGACGCACCGTGCAGAGCGTCAACGGCCGAGCCGTCACCGTGACCACCAACTACAGCGAGGCGCCGCTGCCGCAATTGCAGTGGGCATTGGACGCCGATGATTTGGCAATCCCGCTGTATCGCGTGTTGCGCACCAGGCGCACGGCCGAAGGTGACTTCGAGATCAGCGCGCTGCAATACGAGCCGAGCAAGTTCGCATACATCGACACCGGCGCCCGTCTGGAAGAGCGGCCGATCAGTGTGATTCCGAGCACCGTTGTTCCTGCGCCGACCAGCGTCGCAGTCACGTCGAACTCGGTTGTCTCGCAGGGCATCGCTGTGGCCACCATGACTATCACCTGGCCCGCGGTTCCCGGCGCAGTTGGTTACGACGTCGAGTGGCGCAAGGACAGCGGCAACTGGATCAAGCTGCAACGCATGGGCATGACCAGCGTTGACGTGACGGGTATTTACGCCGGCGCTTACGTGGCACGGGTGAGAGCAGTCAGCGCCTTCGATATTTCGTCGACCTGGCGTAACTCAGTGCTGACCAGCCTCAAGGGCAAGGAAGGCCTGCCGCCAGCAGTGTCGTACCTGACGGCCTCGCCGCTGCTGTTCGGTATCTACCTGAGATGGGGTTTCCCGTCTGGGGCTGAGGACACCCAGCGCACGGAGATCTGGTATGGGCCGACTACCAGCCTGGAAATGGCAACAAAGCTGACGGACCTGTCGTACCCGCAAAGCGACTTTTCCATGCTGGGCTTGCGCGCTGGCGTGACCTTCTACTTCTGGGCGCGCCTGGTGGACCGGATCGGCAACATCGGTCCGTGGTATCCGGTGGACATCGGTGTACAGGGCCAGTCGAGCGCTGATGCTGCGGCGATTCTTGAAATGATCGCTGGGCAGATCGGGCGCACGGAACTTGGCGAAGACATCCTGGACGAGATCGACAAAATCCCGGGCCTTCAGGCTCAGATTGACGCGCTTGATGGGCTGAAAGGCTACGACCCTGAAGCAACCTACAGCGAATACGATCTTGTGGTTGTCGGAAAGCGGATCTATCAGGCGACCGGCGCCGTCCCACTCGATACACCGCCGCCGAACCCGGACTACTGGCTCGACGTCGGACAGACAGTGCAGACGGCCAACGGACTTGCTCAGCAGGTCGCGACCAATACCGCCGAAATCACCGAGCTTGACGGCGTGGTCACTGCGCAGGCGACAGCGTTCCAAGCTCTGCGAGCTTCCTTTCGCGATGACGATGGAGAGGGCGACCTGGCGGATGCGCTGAAGGGCTGGTCCAGCACCGCTGCGATCGCCACGGAAGAGAAGGTGAGGGCATCCGAGAATCTGGCCAGCGCGCAGAAGATCACCACTCTGACCGCCGCCGTTGGAGAAAATGAGGCCAGCGTCACGGACCTGCGGCAGGTTGTTGCCACCGACAAGGAGGCCACCTCTACGGCGATCACCCAGTTAACGGCTACGGTGGGTGAAAACACGTCAGCCATTCAGGAAACCGCTGAGGCTTTCGCCGACGTGGACGGCAACTTGCGAACGATGTGGTCGGTGAAGATGTCGGTCACCGCCAATGGGCAGTATGTCGCCGCTGGCATTGGCCTGGGCATCGAGAATGTGGGCGGGGTATTCCAAAGTCAGTTCCTGGTGAGCGCTGATCGGTTTGCCGTCGTCAACACCATCGCCGGCGGCGCCATCTCCGTGCCGTTTGCGGTGCAGGGCGGCCAGGTGTTCATGAACTCGGCCTTCATTGCTGACGGCACCATCACCAATGCAAAGATTGGCAGCTACATCAGTTCGACGAACTACATCGCCGGCCAGCAGGGATGGATTCTCAATAAAGACGGGACGCTCGAAATAAATGGAATCGTCCCCGGGCAAGGGCGGTTGGTGATCAACTCTCTGAATGTGTCGGTCTACGACGCGAACAACGTGCTCCGCGTACGACTTGGCTATCTGGGGTAAAAAAATGGCTTATGGAATGCGCATTTGGGGGCCAGATGGATTGCTTCAGGTCGATGAGAACTCTTTCACTATGCGAGTCGTTCACAGCAGCTTGGTGATCGGGAGCAACACTATTGCCTTTCAAACCATCTCTGTTCCCGGAGTCACGCCTGAGAACGCCACTGCTTTTGTAGTCCCGATAGGCGCGTACTCGTCGCTCGACAAACAGCTCGAAACAGAGGTGATTTCCGGGGGGGTTAAGGTGTACAGCTATATAAGGGGGAGGGAGCAATACAGTAATAAAACCGGAATTACCATGCGGCTTATCGTTATAAGGTTTTATTAAATGGGCTATGGATTAACATACACAAACAACAGTAATGTTGTGACCATTGACTCTGAATTTACAAGGCTGGTAGTTCTTGCAAAGGGAACATATCTGCCGACAGAGGAATCAGGCTTAGGATCCACTACGCACTTCCCAGCGACAATTACGAGCCAGGAACCTCCACTAGTATTCGTTCGGCCCTCGGGAAGTACCGGCGTGGCCGGCCTATGTTTGATGCGAGTCAACGGTTCGCCAGGTGCGTGGACGGGTTTCTATGTCAGAGCTTATGACATCAACACATCGCAGCCAAACGGGACTTATTTTGTATGCGGTTTCGCAGCAAGTCCGGTCGCGCAATATGGAATGCGCCTTTGGGATGGAAACGCAAAGCTGCTTTTTGATTCCGATACACCATATGCACGCTTTACACGTTCATTTCAAAACTGGGCATACATTAAGACCGACTACACAGCGCAGGGCGTGCCACGAAATTATTATCGGGTTGATTTCAATTTTCCCGCAGGCGAGCACATGTTGATCAACACATTTGGAATGAATATGTTGAATGATGGCGTGCAGAGTAGGCAGCTTTACTGCTGGTGGGATTTTTCAGGTGGGAACTTGTTTGCCTTGACCGTGGGTCTTGGTAATCCCTTCGCCTTCTTCCTGCCAGCAGTATTCGCCAAGCTCGGCGTATAAAAACTCTTCAAAGGAAAATAATCGATGCCTTGGTATAAAGCCGGGACGGTTTCTGTCACCCAAAATTCCAATTCAGTGATCGGCACCGGCACTGCGTTTATTGCAAATAGCCGGGTCGGTGATGGCTGGCGCGGTCCAGATGGTGGCTGGTATGAGGTGACCAACATCGCCAGCGATACGGCGCTGTCGATTGATCCACCATATCAGGGAGCGACTAATGCAGCGGGTATCTACGCGCTGGCTCCTCTCCAAGGGTATGTGAAAGATTCAGCCGATGCGCTACGCGCGCTGGTCAATCAGTTCGGTGATCAGCTTGCAGCGCTGACCGACACCGATGGCCTACCAGAGGGCCCCACCAACAAGTATTTCACCGATGCTCGAGTCCGGGAGGCAGTGCTTCAGGGATTTGTCACCACGGATGGGGCGCCAGTAGTTGCTGCTGACACCGTTATGGTCGGTCTTGGAAAGCTTCAAGCCCAAGTGACTGCCCGGCTGCCGCTTGCTGGCGGGAAGATGACCGGCGCGATCAACGATGCCACTCCGGTGCCATTGGCTTCAGCAGTGACGGTGGATATCGGCGCCGCAACTTCCAACATCGTCACCATCAGCGGCACCACAGCGATCACAAGCTTGGGCACGATCGCGGCTGGCGCAGTCCGCAAAGTCCGATTCCTTGGCGCGTTGGTGCTCACGTACAACGTGACGTCGATGATTCTTCCTACCGGCGCGAACATCGCCACTGCGGCAAACGATACGGCAGAATTTTTGAGCCTGGGTGGGGGTAATTGGTTTTGCCTGAATTACACGCGGGCAAACGGCAAGGCGCTGGCCAAGGATTTCGCTTACGACCGGACCACCATCGTCGGTACTGTTTCGGATTCCGGTGGAGTGCCGAGCGGGGCAATTCTCGAAAGCGGCATTCTCAATTTTTGCTACTACGAGAAGCGCGCTGATGGATCGTTGCTTCAGAGAAAACAGGTCGGTTTCGCCGGGGGTACCGCTGCCAATGGCACTGTATTCAGAAGCCTTATTGTGGACATGGGGTCGTTTGCAGTTCCATTTGTGGGTGATTACGAGATGGTTGCCTCTGGCATAGCAACGGGGCCTGGCGGTGGGTGGGCGGGACAACAACTGTTCGGAACTAATGGAACTTGGGGATCGTGGGCTGTTTATACGTCATCTCTCGTAAGCGGAAACCTATCAATTAATTTGGTAGCTACAGGTAGGTGGAAATGATGGAAGTCACTGTGTTCGGACAACGCTACGACAACGAGCCATTCGAGCTGATAAAAAAGGGCGATAGCCTATTTATCAATGGGGAGAAGTTTGATTTTTCTCCGATGCCAGAGGGGGCTACTTTGCCAGGTACAGCAGTCCAATCGAATTGGTTTTCTCTGGGGCAGATTACCAAAGAGGAAAATGTGATTAAGTTGTCACTTCTTTACCCTGTTCCAGCCAACTACAGTCCGGAGCAAGCCACGCCGCAATTGTTGACCAATGTCGCAGATGGCCCGATAGCTCTTCCTCAGGCATTGGTAGCGCCAGAAGAGGGGGTTGAAGAGTGAGCAATATCGACTGGGCGCAATTGATCACGAAGGAAATGAAGGATGCCGCTAATCGGGCTCAACACCTTTCCGAAATGAAAGCAGCGCTTGCTGCCCGGAACGGTGTTGCCGCTGCCACGATCCTGCGAATTCAGGACCGGATCGACACTCTGGGCTACGGCATTGATCTCGGTGAGGCCATGGAAGCAGACGAGGTTGAGCAGGCTGCTCTGCTCGTCAGTATTGCCGCATGGAAGAACTACAAGTTCGCGCTGGGTAAAGTCACAAAACAACCGACTTGGCCAGCCGCTCCGGTGTGGCCAGTTGAGCCAGCCATTCCAGTGATCGAGGCTGACCCCGAGGCTCGCCCATCCGGAACGATGTAGCCCGCAGCACCTGCACTACGCACCCGCCATCGAGCGGGATTTTTTTGCCTCGAAGAAACTTCTGATCAATCGCTCGGGAGCAGTAAATGAACATAAAACGCGGCGACTCATTTCAGGTCGCCTTGGTGGTGAAGGTGAGCGGAGTGCCACAAGACCTGACCGACTGGCAGGTTCGCGCATCCATAGGGACCTCTTCCCGGTTCATTGCAGAGCTCGCTGTTGAGTTCACTGACAGGGCTGCCGGTGAATTCACCTTGAGTGCCGAAACCGCGACGTGGCCGACAGGCGCGCTCAGCTTTGATATCAGGTACACGACTGATGCGGAACAGATCCTCACGACGGATCCGGTTCGCGTCTTCGTCGCAAAAGGGATAACCGAATGACGATAACTACTGAGATCACTGTGGCTGGCACCGCAGAGCGGATCACGATTACGACCGAAGGGCAGTTGCGCGGTCCCGCTGGTCCTGCCGGAGTTCAGTACAACCTGAGCACTTGGGCATATACGCAAGCCTTTCAAGTCGTGACGGCCACCCGTGACGCGAACGGCGCGATTGTTACAGCCAACATCGTTTGGCCGGATGGTGTAGCAGGCGTGTTCACGACTGACGTTTCCAGCACTGCATTCCCCGGCGCCATCGATGCTTGGCACGCCACCTATGCCAGTACGCCGAGCAAGACCATCACGCAGCCAGCGGTTACCCGAGATGCAAGCGGCGCCGTCATCGCTCAGCCAGCAATCACTTTTTCTTGAGGGCATAAGCCTATGGGCGTTCTTGATATTCCGGGTATGAGCAGGGCGCAGGCTGACCGGTTTTACTCGCGCCTCTCCGTGATCGGCGGCATCGAGGGCGACAGCCGTGGCCAGCGCAACTCGTCGGCCAGTGCCCTGGCTACCCGCTATCACTCCTACGGCTTCGTGCACCACGCGTGCGGCCTGATGCGCCAGTGCGTGACCTTCCCGGTGCAGGCGAACTGCGCAATCGGTGGCAGCACGACCTACGACATATTGAGCCGCAGCCCTGACTCCATCGCCACTTGGCTGTCGCTGGGGGTTACGTTCGTGGTCCTGTTCATGTCGCGCAACGATCGGGTGGCTGTGCCGGCGATTAGCGCTGAGCAAAGCATCATCAACATGACGGAGATCGAAAAACGCATCCGAGACGCTGGGATCACGGTGATTTGGATGACCGACATCCCGCCAACCGATGCGCAGGCCGTAGGTGCACCGGTGTTCACCCCAGATCAGGTCGCGGCCCACCACGCCTGCATTAACTGGCAGCGTTCGCGGCGGTTTCAACGTGGCGTGCTTGTCTGCGACCTCTCGCAGTTCGGTTGGCTGACCACCTCGACGCTGGGCTACGCCATGCCCGGCTTCCTGCCGGACCACACTCACGTTGGCCAAGAGGGCAGCACCCGTCACGGGCAGGCCTTGGCCCGCGTTATGTCGACGATCTTCCCGATCACCGACCTGCGCCCCTACGTCAACATCTCGGGGGCCTACAACGCCACCAAGAACCCCGGCGGAACTCTCAACGCCAACCCGTTGACTGTCGGCGTAGGTGGCACGATCACAGTCGCCACCGGCGCCTGTACCGGCGTAGTCGCCGACGGCCACGGCGTGCAGCACCTGAACTGTACCGGTGTGACTACTCTTTGTTCGAAAGAGGACATCGTCAATGCGGCCGGCGTGACCGAGCCGTGGCAAAAGCTGGTGATCACTGGCACCCCGTCCGATGCGGCGCCCTCGGTGGAGTTCCAGAACAATGTCGGCGTGGCCAACCTGGTGGGCGGGGATGTCGTCGAGGCCTATTGTGAGTACGACGCGCCGGCAGGGAACACCGGACACTCCTCGATCTTCTTCGGGCTGCGCTTGGCGCACACCGAGTCGAGCGTGATCATCGTGTGTGAGGATGGTGGCTTGGCGTCGGGAGAAACGGCATTCGTCGGCGACTCGCTGGCGCATCCGTCGTACCTGCTGAAAACCCCGCCGCTGACCGTTCCGTCGGGTGTGACGCTGAACTCGCTGCGCACGCGGGGCACCGTCGTGCTTCGCCAGGGCGTGCCGGCCAACGTCACCGTCCGGTTCAGGTCGGTGGACTGCCATAAAGTTATCAATGCGTGAGACGGGTTTGTATTCGTCCGATATCGACATCAACCCTATTTAGATACTTGCCCGCCAAGCTGCGGGCTTTTTTTCGTCTGGAGAAAAGTTATGACACCTACCGAAACAGACCGCGACATCCTCGCCCGAACCCTGTGGGGCGAGGCTCGCGGAGAATCCCTGGCCGGCCAGATCGCTGTCGCTTGGACCATTCGTAATCGAGTGAACGATGGCAAGGCGAAGTCGTGGTGGGGGGAGGGCTATACCGGTGTGTGCCTGAAGCCTTACCAGTTCAGCTGCTGGAACAAAAACGACCCGAACTTTGCCTTCCTCAGCGGCGCGAAGACGATCCCGGTTGGCGAGTTTGCCAGGGCGCAGAAGGCTGCCGACCTGGTGATGTCCGGTGCCGAGCCAGACCCCACCGGGGGCGCCACGCACTACTACGCGACCACCATGCCGAGGGCTCCGATCTGGACTGTGGGAGCGAAACAGACGCTGAAGCTCGGCCACCACGTCTTCTTCAAGGATGTGCCATGAGTCCCGCGGCGTGGAAATTGGTCGGGGTGATGTTGCTGATGATGCTCACCGCTGGCGGTGTCTGGAAGGTTCAGGACTGGCGCTACGGCAAACAGCTCGCCGAGCAGGCCGGACTGCATCAGGACGACTTGGACGCCATCAGCAACGCGGCTGCCGTCCAAGTTCGTGCCGATCAGGACAAGCGACTGGCCCTCGAGCAGCGCCTGTCGGCCAGCGAACAAAATCACTACAGGAAATTGAGCGATGAACAAAAAGACCAGGATCGCCTGCGCGATCGCCTTGCCACTTCTGATTTGCGGTTGTCAGTCCTCCTCGATGCGGGTTCAGCCGGTAGCTGTTCAGTGCCAACCGGTACCGAAGCCCGCGGCATGGTTCATGGAGCGACACGAGCCAGACTTGACCCAGCGCATGCTCAACGAATTGTCGCCATCACCGACGCCGGTGACCGAGGACTGATTGCGCTGGCTGCGTGCCAAGATTATGTGCGTGAAGTTTCGCGCGGAGTCTTGGAGGAGGCTATGATTCGATAACTTACTAACTCGAATCGATAGGCAATCGAATGGAAGTTTATTTTATCCAAGGAATAGTACTGCCAGAAAGATCCCCACTCACTTATGAGTTTTCTGTGAAATTTCAACATGTGGCAACTGGGCAACACTGCTCGGCAAAAGTGACAATTTTGTTAAATCAGGTTGCTATATGGTTGGATGCTGAGGGAGAAATGTCATCCCCTGATCTAAAAAATCTTGCAAATTATGTAATTCTTGATTTGCTTTATGTGTTTTCATACTTAAATGGCTACACGTATGATTTTCAGGTGACTCGCATTATAAATCGAGAGCGTGGTGTAGACCAGGTTATAGGGATTGACCATCCAACCATTGCCGCAAGAAGGTCGCCTTCAATCGATTACGGAGTTATTGTAAAAAAGGTGCAGGTTCATCTGCTTGGAGAACATGGGCTTTACATACACCGATGCTTGGGTGATTTGTCGTCAGCAATGCGCTTCATCGAGGATTCAGCCTTCTATTGTTATCGCGCAATTGAGTCACTCAGAAAACACTGTGCCGCTGTTCATGGTATTTCTGACTCATCAAAAATATTGCAGTGGGAAAAATTTCGAGAAGTTTCGGGATTCTCTAAAGAGAAAATAGGCTGGATAGCAGAGTTTTCTAAAGAGTCGCGTCATGGCGGTCCATCGATATTGAGTGTTGAGGAAAGTGAAAAACTTCTGAATGAAACATGGGATGTTGTTGATTCATACCTAAATGTTTGAGCCAGTGGGTATGTTGGTTTCAAACTTTGTTAATGGGCTCAATTAACTCTTCTCCCTGGTTTCTCACATTTCCAATCGATCGGTCGACCTTGAACCATTCGAACATATCGGCCTGCTCGCACTGGTGGAGCACCATCTGCTCGGCGCGTTCGTTTGGTGTGGCCGGATCCAGCCATTCCCGGGCCAGTTCGGGGTTGAGCGTCACCGGCTGGCGATCGTGAATATCCACCATTCCGCCTTTGCTGTCGGCGGTGATGATCACAAATCCGTCATATTCACTCGGGCCAAACTCGGCGCTTGGGTATTGGCCGATCGCGGCGCACAGGATCGGCGCCCGGTCTTTACGGCGGATCAGGTAAGGCTGCTTTTTCGGTCCGCCTTCATCGACCCATTCGAACCAGTTGTTGATCGCGATGATTGCCCGGTGTGGCCAGATCGCTTTGAAGAACGCTCCGTGGGCGACTTTCTCTACCCGGGCATTGATCGGTGCGGCACGGTCCTTGGCCCAATGCGGCCGCCATCCCCAGCGAACCATGTCGGCCCGGAGAAACTGTCCTTCCTGGTGGAAGAGAGCGAGCTGAGTGGTTGGCGCCGCGTTGTAGAGCTCGAAAGGCTGGTCGCCTGCATAGTTGATCAGGGCATTGGGCATGCTCAGCGCTGCGACGAAGTCGTGAATGCCGCTGTATTGGGAAAGGCGTCCGCACATGATCAGGTCCTCCGCCAGTGCTTTCAGCGTAGACCAGACCCTGCGGCATCAAAACGAAACGTTACCGATCGTCAGCGGCCAATTGAGCAATCAGTATATCGCTTGGATACTGTATTTTTGTCCAGTATTGAGTAAGCAATGCATTTCCTGATTGTGCCCATGAGAGAGCGCGGCGTCGCCAGATCGAAAAGGGATATCGCCAGCGCCGATCCAGTAAAGGGCGATATCATTTTCTCCAGCGCTCCCTCTGACCTTTTGAAGAGAATGGCCAATACCGCATCTCTGCGACATGGCGCCTGGCCGGGTGATGCGCCACCGCTTCGACCGCTTCTTGATGCTCGCCTGACTAGCATGGCAACGCTCGGCTTCACGCTGAGTGGTCTGGAAGAGGTCGATGGTGTTCTGTACGCGCAGTCTTGGTATTGCAGGGAGGCTTAA